GACAAGTAAACTGTTTTATTCTCAATTTTCAGATCACTCAACTTGTCAGTAGTAACTTTCGTTTGCTTATTCACATCCAGCTGTAATGATTCAATTAAGTTTCGCAAATACAAAAAATCTCCTGAATAGTCAATCTGCTTTTGTGACTCAATGCTATGAGAAGTTTTGCAGGAAGTAAACCATATTCCTGACATCAGGAACATGGTTATATAGATTAGCATTTTCATACTTTCAGATATTTACAAATACCTTTCACATGAAGAGAGACAATAGTCCGTTTACCTTCTTCTGACAGCAGGAAATCCACATCCTCTTTGTTATCCTGAAACAGATTCTCCGTCAGAACAGCCGGACACTTCGTATGCTTTAAGATATAAAAACTACTCTCCTTATCTGGATCACCGTCTGCCATATCCTTCCGTATTTTCATTCCAAACAAACATTCTTCAGCAGTAGCATACAGACAGTCAGCCAGCTTATCGGCTTTTGTCTGTCCCACACTGGTCCATGCTTCCCAACCACGTGCTTGCATCCAATTTGAACCATTACCGGCTGCATTGCAATGGATAGAAATAAGAATTGCATCAGAAGTTTTATATTCATTCACTCGCCTACAACGTTCTGACAAAGGAACATCTATTTCCTCTTTCACGACCAGTTCCGCATCAATACCTAATTTACGCAATTCAAATACTACACGCCCAGCAATTTCACGGGTATAGGAGTATTCCCTTAACCTGCCATCTGGAGAACACTTACCCGGAGTATTACTACCGTGACCGTTATCAATCAATATTTTCATATCTTTCCTCTTTATCTAGTTCGTTTTCGATTCTATCAATAATTCCTTGTACATGTGTAGGCGTAGCCCGCTTAAATTCAAAACGTATTACATGGTAAATTATACGAAACCCTTTGTTTCTAGGATAAGCAATAATCAGATTCTTAAATGCGTTCTGAAGATATACATAAGAAAATACATACGTAATAGTCTTAATAACTAACAATGAATTCTCACCATCTCCTATCAAGCTCATAAAGGAGAAGACTACTTCAATGATTATAAGATAGAGGAGAAGTTCGACCAAGGCATTTTTAAACTTATCCCACTTAAAGTTTTTACAACGTATAATTGAAACACCATCAGCCCTCATTCCGCACCAAATATTAAATCCAAACATTACAACTAATGCTATAAGAAAACCTTTAGTCGGCGTTAAATAAGCAAGAAGAGAACTGAACATCGAAACGAAAATAATTCGTATCTGGTCTACATTAAATAACTCATATAACCATCTCATAATATTAATCATAAAGTTACTACCAATATTGAAAACACAGTAATCAGCCCAGGAAGCAAAACAGTAGCTAATGCGTCAAGCCAATCAAAGATGAACCCGCACTTTTTCTGAATGTACTCAACCACTATTGCGGCAATGGCGGTTGTCGTTAAAGAAACAATAGCAGATTTACAGAAATCAATGCCTAATAGAAGGAAACAGAAAATAAGCATTACAACAAAGACGAACATCCCGGCTTTGACGTGTGCCGGTCGGTTAGATTGCAAAAGCCAATCATACAATACTTTTATACCCATACTCATAGCGTTTAATTATTAATAAAATATTCTGTATGGAACAAATGTATTGAGTATAATAACGAGTTTTACAAAAATGGAAAATCTTGGAAATCAATTCTATGATAAATATCTATAAAACAAGACATTATAATTTTCACTTTTTCCATAAATAAAAAAGGGATGCTTGATAAGCACCCCTAAACAACCAACAGATTGAACTATTAATCCGTAAACATATACACGGAAAGATCAACCTTTTCTATTTCGTCTGAAATTGTATCTCCATACATTGTTAGACACACCCGATAACGGTCAATACTTCTTTGAATCTGTTGCAAGGTAGGTTTCTCGGGATATTCCGAACTGGCAAAAGTTACCAGTTCTTCACCATTCTCACTGGTACCAACCACCCGGAAGTGATGACGTACAATCCAAGTTCCGTCCGGCTGTTGCTCGATAGGCTTAGCAATCCCACGCGGTAAGATATTTTTTTGATCCATGTTTTTTGATATGTTTAATTAGTTGTTTTCTATGGTTATATTTATTCTTCAATACAAACTTTTCAAAATGTCCTTCGATATAAACATATTCCCACCATTCAGGAAGTAACATCGCTGCAATTTTACGACGGATATTGTACGTTGCAAAGTGTTTCATCAGGCCATAATAAGAGTTCATTGTACTCACAAACTTCTCAACATACGCTTCTGCAAATCCATTTTCAGCTATTCTATTAAATTTCCTGACAGCGTTATATGTGTTACCAACCACCCTGTTAGATACATAAATTCTACCCGGCAAAATGAACGCCCCAACAAACAAGACTCCTTTCTTATAATGCTGAAGATACAGCTTGCGTGGATGCAACCGTAAAAGGAGTTGTTCTTTCAGGAAACCATCAAGAAGATGGACTTTGGACAATATTTCTTCCGGAGATTTCACCACGATACAAAAGTCATCAACAAAGCGTACATAATGTCTGAATCCCAGTATTTCCATCACGAAATAATCATATACAGACGCCAGAAAGTTGGCTATGAGTTGCGACGGCAGGTTCCCGATAGCCACTCCCCTGTCAGGGTCATTATGAAACAGACTTTTATTACTGGGAAGTTTGTCCCACATGGAGACGGGAGAGCGTCTGATACACTTATTTTGTGGACAATGAAAGATAGTAACGGCTAGAAGGTAAAGCAAACATTCAATATCATCACCTTTATAATTGTCCCTTACGAATATGTTCAGCATTTCCCATACCAACGATTTCGAGATAGACATGAAGAAACTGAACAGGTCATCTTTGAAAATGTACGCATCGGCAGTATAATGCTCACTGACCTCGACTATCATGTTATTCAGATAGTGCACGGCAGACAAGCATCCCTCACCTTTCCGGCAGTTCTTGGAGACGTTTCCTTGTTCCCGGAAGCGTTCCTCTAAGATCGGCTCGATACGAAGAGCGATCCAGTGATGGACAACACGATCAATGAAAGCGGCGGCAAAAACCTCCCGATATACCGGGTAAGTCCGTATGAATACTTTTGAAAAGTCCGGTACATATTCACCGTAAATAATAGAATACCATAGCCGCACCAATGCGGACTGATAATCATTATAGAACTCAACACAATCCGTACTCGTTCTTTTCTGCCTGGCACAATCTTCGGATGCTTCGAAAATACTGCTAAGAAGTATGTCATAGATTATATTACCTGTTGCGGCGAGGGGACGAACCCGGTTCGCGTTCTGGCGGTTGTTCGTGTTGACGTTGCCGTTGTTGAAGTTCACGTTCCAACTGCTGGAAGCCGTTGCATCCGCTATCTTAGTCTTTCCCGGCTCATCACCGGGGGGATGCCCAATAAATAATTCTAATTGCTCACTCATAATCCCCTTGGCGATTATGACTCCGGCTTTGCGACTTGTTGCGATCCGTTAGCTTTTTGCCGTTGGAGATCTGCAACCGTTTTTTTGTACCAGCCGGTACTTTGCTTACCGATGCTCTCTGCAAGCAGACAGATTTCGGCAGTTTGAGTCAGGCTGGTCAAATGTCGTTCTTCACACACTCTTAGCAGTAATTTCAATGCATCAAACTCACACAAAAACTTCATCAGATAATCTGCACGGTGCTCAAGGTTCATATCTGTATTTGCATAACGGATATATTCGCAACAATGGACGGCAAGCATCATCAACTCCGTACCAAATTCATACCGGAACGCCTTGGGGAATTGTTGCCGGGCATCAATGATAAGATTCAGAAGCTTATACATCGAATTTGATATAGGAAGGTCTTGTGTAAGTGCCATGTTAATTTTTTAATATTTTAATGTATGTATTAGAGGGCGCAAAGTTAATAACTGTAAAGTAATTAACACAATTTTAGCTCAAAAAAGTGAAACTGAAAAGCCCCTACCGGGGCTTTTATTTAGCTAACTCTCTAAGGGATAAAGAATTAAAGAGATAAAGTGTTTATTGCGGCGAGGGGACGAACCCGGCCCGCGTACTGGCGGTAGTACGGGTAGACGCCGCCGTAGGCGAAGTACACGTACCAACTGCTGGAAGCGTCCCATTCGGTACTAGACCAATACCAGTCATTTGTAAATATATTTTGATTACCAAACATAGAAGTTATGAGCTCATTGATTTCGGTTTTATACTTGGCCATAAGCATAAGTTCGCCCAGTGCGGGCAGGTTCCACACGGTTGTATCTTCAATTCCGTCAGATTCAAGCGTACAGGCTTTATAGGCTCTGGCAGCTTCGGCGGCAGGGGCGCCGACAGTTCCCTGGGTGTCCTTGACGCCTGCGAGGGTTTCAAGGATTACATCGGTATTTTCCTTTCCGTCGAAGGTATCATAGAGTCCTTGGTTACCATTGCCGTAGTTTTTCAGGCCGCGTAGGTCGGTACCGTAGCCGCCCCATTTGAACGTTTTATTGCCGCCTGCGTCAACGCAGTCGCTTTTGGCGATAATGAACTGGTGGCATTCGGCGCGAAGTCGGATGCCGATACGGATATACTTGGAGCGATTATTCGCGCTCATGGAGTTCCATTCGGAAGCCGTGAAAAAGACTTGTTCACCGTCTTCAATCCGAAGCGTAGCCAAAGAAAGGTCAAGAAGCGTACCTGACCATTGCATATATTTGGCGATGTCGCTTGCGGGGGTGTTTTCATTCACGGTTGTAAAACCTATTGATTTTAAGGCTTCTATCTGGTCTTGTTTATTCAAGCGCAGAAGCATGGCGTTGGCGATATTTTTATCCATTTTATTGTATAATATTAAGTTAATACTATTCGGAAGCAACAGCTCTCACATGAAGAAGGGCTGAATTTTTGTTTTGATTCGTAATACGCCCGGTATTCAGTTCGAACGCCCAGGCGGAGTTAGTATCCCAAATTGTTGATGACCAGTAGTATTTATCAGTCATCAGCATACTGTCACTACTCCAAAAGGTACGCATCATCTCATTGATTTTATCCCGGTAGCGGTACATCAGAAGCATTTGGCCAGATGAAGGAAGGAACCAGTTGGATTCATCCTCGATACCGTCACTTTCCAAAGTGTAGGCACGGTATGCACGGGCGGCTTCGGCAGCCGGCGCACCGATTACACCGCTATTGTTTTGGTCTTTCAGGCCAGTGATAATCAGGTCGGTATCTTCCTCACCCGTGAAGCAGCCGTACATGGCACCCAGTCCTTTTTGGTTCAGGCCGTCTATGGCTTTACCCTGACCGCCCCAATAGAAGGTAGTAGTCATATCGGCATTATAGCACTCCTGGGCGGCGATTACGAAGGAGTGTCCATGGGCACGGATACGAAGCCCGCGTTTGATATACAGTTGCTTATTAGCGAGCGTAAGGGAGTTCCATTCGGCAGCAGTAAAGTATGCCTTGGAGTTATCCGAAATACGATTACAGGCAAGATGCAGATCAAGCAGACCGGCGGCCCACTTGATACGTTGTCCAAATTCAGATGCGCGGGAATTCTCGGTGACATCCGAGAAGCCCACGGCGTTCAGTGCTGCCACTTGTGCCTGTTTATTCAAGCGAAGCAGCGTTGCGCTTTGTTCATTCGTCATAGTTACTTGTTGATTAAATCATTAATATCCATATTGTCTTCAGCGAAGCGTTCGAGATATTCTTCGTAGGTTTCGCCGTTATAATATTCAAGGACTTCATTGATGTTGTCCAGCGTTACGTTATCGTAGTACGGTTCTCCGCCATAAGACTCATTATTGAACCAGTTGATCAGGTCGATGTAGGCATCTATGACGGTAAGGATGACAAGGCCGTCGATACCGGATTCAAGGGATTCGATTTCATCCGTTTCACGGATAACTGTCAGTTCATACGTGCCGTTGACTACCGGTTTATCCTGTCTGTTGCCGTCCTCATCCATTCCGGCAACTCCATATTCGAGAATGGCAAGAAGCTCGGAGCCGTCAGCCTTCAGTGTCATGTTCGAGATACGGAGCATGGAAAGTTTACGGGATGCCGTTTGTGAAGCGAGGACGTCACGGAGCATCTGAATGGCGTCAAGTTTAGGCGACGTTTCAAGACGCAGGCGTTGGACGTTCGGCATGGATTCTATTTGCAGGCCGGACGGGGCGGAAAGACCTGTATAGGTCAGTTCAGGAAGACCGACAAAACGGAGGCTTGTCATTGTTGCTGGAAGAGAGATGTCATTAATCGGAGAAGTCTCTGCAAGAGTGATGTTCTCCAGTTTGCTACCGGACGCATTGATATGGGCGATACGTGGGCATTTGTCGGTGACGAGCGTAGCGATTTGTGTGTTCCGGATATCGAGTGATACGAGGAAGGGCATTTCGCCGCAGTTCAGCGAGGTAAGCGGTGCGTAAGAACCGATGGATTGTTCTGTATGGGTGTCAGAGCCCAAGATAAGGGTTTCCACAAGTTGCATGGCGGAGAAGCTCACCGTACTTGACAGGGAGATTTCAGACAGGTCGAGCAGCTTCATGCGGTCAGCCTGATAGATATACAGCAAGGCGCCTTCCTCATGTGAGAAGTTGGTGAATACATATTCTTCGCCCGCTTCAAGGAAGCAGCTTTCGGAAAGGTTGCCGCTAGCGTCATTGCCGACACCGAAGTAACCGTTTTTAGCAGCGACAATCCGGATGGTGGCGTTTGATTTGGAAGATACGCGCCCGGAAATTACACCGCTGAAGAAATCACCGGTTTGGAAATAGCCGTCACGAATACGCCAACGTCTTTCGATGAAAGACGGAAGGGCGGTAAGTCCAAGACCTTGCAGGGCATAGAAGTAAATAGCATCAGAGGTGGCGGTATAGGAGATGTATTTCCGTTCACCGTCGTAAGAACTAACCAGTTTCTGCCATTTTTTGAGCCGTTTGTCAATGAAGAAATGCGTAGCTCCTTCGGGTGAGAACGGGTGCAGGGTGACGCCGTCAATGGTCGCCTGAACGTTACGCATGGCGGCGGCAACGGTACGCAGGGAGAGTTCCGTACCGGATGAGTCAGTCCACACTACTTGCTGGAGATAGATGTTATTAAACAGAACGGAGCCGTAGCCAGCATAAGGGTTAGTGAATGTTTCATCGCTCGTCCGGTTGGGGTCCACCTCGGCGTCAACCGTGCAACCACCGTCGTTGTCCTTGCTATTGAGCGTATCACAGTCATAGATTTTATTCAGGTACATGCGCATGGCATCCTCGGAGCTGTACACACCGTCTGTTACGGAAGCATACTCTTCCAAGAACCACATCGGCTGCATATTCTTGGCGCGTTGGTCAGTGGCGGCAAGGTAGTCGGTGAAGATGTCATAACTCAAGACACTTTCTGGGCAGGCGTATTTATACAGGTTTTCCTTCCATGTTCTTTGCCAGTTCCCGCCTTTGGAGTAATCGCAGGAATCACAGAAGCGCAACCATCGGTAGAGGTTATACGGCACTTTCTTACCCAAAGCGTAATCAATGGCGAGCTGGTCATCATCGACAAGCGATTCAAAGTAGTAAGTCCATGCCGGGAAGGTATCAGCAGAGATAGTTCCGTTATCCACGAGTTTTTGAACCCATGAGGACTTGTCCGTTTTCATGGCCATCATATCCTGAACAGAACCGACGCCCTGAAACCAGTCCATACCTTGGTAGTTAAGAAGTTCGAAGCCTTCAACCGGATTCAGGATGTCACCGGTGACATTCCATTTGCCGTTTTCATACTTCATGGAACCGGACTGCTTTTTCCAGACACCATCCTGGTACCTCATTATCCGGTATGAGCTGCCACAATACAGGGAAAGCAGGTACACACTGTCCGTATCGAGGCCGTCAGTCTGTTTGAAGCGTATCTCAATTGCGTCTAAAGTTTCGTCAGGAGTACCGAAGAACTCTATGAAGTCACCATAATTCAGGCAACCTTTGTTATAGCCGGGGGTATCTTTGAAGCCGAGGGCAAACTGTTCCCCTTTGTCTTCTTTCCAGTTGCCTTTGGCATGGAAATAGACGTTTTGCAGGCTGTCATCCTTACACCGATAGGTGGCTACCGGGTGATTGGCGGTAGAGTGGTTCATCTGCAAATCTTCGATATGCAAGTCACCGCTGTCAAATGTTCCGTCAAATGCACGTTGGACAGGTGTCATATAGTTACCACCCAAGGCACGGTATGTAACGTTCATCATTTCACAGGCGCCGCAGTCGTTCGCATTGCCGGAATCGGAGTAATCGACTTTTACGGTAATGACATCGACCGGGATTGTATTATCACCGACCTGTACTTTGTTGATGGCAGCCAAGGCTATTGCACGGCGTCCTTCCTCCGTCGTATCGTCCGGATTAAGTAATATGATTCGAGTGTCCTTGTTTTTGCCTTTGCTCTTGGCGAGGTAGTAGCGTTTATTCTTTACCGGGCGTTTGGCAGAGGTGGTTCCCTGGTTGCGGGTTTGGACACTCACGGCCTTGAAGTTACGCCACGGGCGTTCGGGGTCAAAGTAATAGAGCGTGATGTATATCTTCGTACTGGTGGAAGTGGTGCCGTCCAGTGCTTCTATATCGGAGCCTTCATAGGGGCATTCGACAATGTAAGGCATACCGCGTGAATAGATTTCGGCAGCCGACGGGCGGCTTTGGGTACTACCCTCGGCTGTCTGGCTTTTAAGGATGTCCTCAAAGGCGTATTCCTTCACCATTACCTCTGTATCGGTCAGACGGACAAGGTAGTTCTTGAACGCCTGTGCCCATTCCATATAGGAGTTCCAGGCCATCATGTAATAAAGATACAAATCACCCAGTTTGCCATCCATCGTTATATACTTGGTCTGAATCAGGGAGCCGCCGCCCGGAACATAACCAAGGCAGGCGACTTCCTCACCGCTGAGGAAGAGTTTCATCATGGAATACCGTGTGCCGTCACGTTCAACGTAGTTGCTTGCAGGTTCAACAACCACGGCTACGGTTATCTTTTCACCCTGTCGATAGGCGCGTTCTTCACGACGGGAAACGCCATTGTTACAGAAGATGCCGACCACCCGGCCGGTGACATAGAAGCCGGCACCGGACGTTTCGTCATAGCAGCTAAGGAGCAGGGCATCATCATCGGTCACGTTCTTGGAAGCGAAAGCGAACTGGATGGCGGCACCGTTGGATTCGATGGACGAGCCGGCAAACGGGGCATGGTTTAATGACACGCCCACATTCTCGGCTACGCGAAGGCAGTTCTCACCCAAGAATGTGCCAAAACCGTTGGTAGTCCAGTTGGCACCGTCCACTTTCATTTCATAATTACCGCTGACAATGCTATGGTCAGTTTCCTGATTGGTACGGGATGAGAAGTCAAAGTTATAGATGGCGCCTTCTTTTATGGCGGCGTCAATGGCGGAACCGCTAACTGTCACCCGGACAGGTTCGCTAGTCACGTCCTTGCATACGGCAGTATAGTTGACCGTATCGGTGCCGTCAGCCTTGTAGCCCTGCAGTTGTTGTTTGACCTGATAGGTTTTGTTACGACTGGCAGCAATTTGTGTTACCTGCACGTTATTGGCTTTCACGCTGACGGGTGAAGTCATTTCCAACGGGTCATAACAGGCAACATCAAGTTCTACGGTTTCGTACAGTCGGACTACTCCACCGTTTTTATCATCGTATCTCAAGGCGACAAGAGGTGTGGAACTATTCGGGTCAATTACCATGACAGCCGTGTAGATGACATTTCCTTTCACTCCGGATGCGACATCCGTTCCTTGGATGCGCAAGGGATAGGTACCGTGTTCTAGGCCGAGGGAAGCAGGGCGGATTACAACGGAGTGCGAGTAGTTGTCATTTACAACGGTGGTAGACAGGGATTGCCATTCACCATTAATCTTGATGTCAACCTGGGCACTGATACCTTTATCAGAGGTGTTGTTTCCGAACTTATAGAGTGGAAGGCTGAAACTTTCAGTTGTCGGAGTAAGCAGAGTTTCAGGGGTATAGTTGAGCACCTGCACACAGGTACAGGTAATATCAACAGCTGTTACATTGACATTCTTGGAACCGGTGTTGCCGCTTTCGTCAGTGGCTATCAGCTTGAATTTCCGAGTACCGGCAGCCGTAAAGTATGTGGTGAAGTCCAGTTCAAAGGAGAAGTCCTTCATGTCACCGGAAGATGCTTTGTTGACGGTTTCAGTCCAGACGGTAAGCCCGCTTTCACGGTCTACGAGTTCCAGTTTCTCAATCAGGTTGTCAGAGGATTCGACACCGTTCGAGGTCACGGAACGAATGGCGGCAAAGGTTCGTAGCGTGGAGCCGTAAGAGCCATAGACAGGTGTCGACTGGAAAGCAATGGCAACAATGGTACCACCAGTTTGACCGCCGCCACCCGTGCCGATAGCGAACTGCACTTCATCGCCAAGGGTTTCACCGGCAGCGTTCTTCATCTGAAGTTTTACAATGCCTTCTGTTTCCACGTTTACGTCGAGGTTAGCCGGAACATAGGCATAGGCGCCACCAGTTGAAAAGGCGTCCTTTCCCCCTTCCGCCGGTTCATCGGAAGTTTCAAAAACGGAACCGCCACCACCATTCCCGAAGGGTTTCCAAAGAGAAGGGGTCGCAAAATCGGACACAGCACCCTGGAACTGCCGGGTTTCCATTTCATACTCGCCTGTTTTGTAAGTAATGATGAGACCCGTTCGCTCATATTTGACGCCAGATTCCTGTTGATAGGAGACAATGGCGGCAATAGCGGTTTCAAGGGTATAGTAGCCGTCTTTCAATGGGCGGATCTCATCAACAATGACGATGGGGTGTGTTACATCGTCAGCGGGCGTGCCGCTCTTCATATCCTCAAGGGCTTGCTTATCCTCGGCGGACAAAAGGCCGGCTTGTTCAAGGGTAGCAGAAGGCAGACGGAAGCTGTCATCCGTTTCTTTACCGGTTGTTTTGGACACTTTCTTAAAATACACATCGAGATAGGAAGCGTCAGACAGGACGGAGAAAGAACCCGGTTTGATTATATCGGAAGGGATATTTTTCATTGTATCTTCCAAAGACTTTCCACGGTTGCCGGGGAAAGCTTCTTCTTCACCTTCCCCAAGAGACAACGGTTCAGGCAGACATTCAGAAGGAACTTTACTTTCTTCGTTCAAAGGAGCGATACCGTTCGCTTTTCCTATCCTTTCCTCAAAGTCATTTATTACAGAAGTCCATTTGCCCCATGCAACACTCTCATTGGAAACAATACCTATTCGTGAGATTGTACAAACTGTACCTAAATATACACCTTCGGCATTGTCTGACATGGTAGCCAGTTGTATACACGAAGTGAATGATTGACAAACCTTATTAAGCTCCAACCGTTCAATTTGTATATTTACAGGAATCTTAGACGAATCAACAGACAAAATACACCGATAATTCCCAATAGAAGAATCCCCGGAATACATTGTTTTTAATTTATCTTTAAAGCTACCAATAGTAGTAAAAGAGCCAATACTTTTAAATGGGTCAGTCAAAGGATTGGATTTATCAGACACTCCTGTTATACGTTTCAATAACTCGGCGTCTCCATCCGATAAATCTTTTGCAATCTTATTGACATTCTCCACTAATGCATCAAAATCACCATTCACCATTTTAGCAATGGTACTTGAAAGTAAATCAATAGATATTTTCCGACCGCCACTAACTTCAACGTACATATCTTTGGATAGCTCTGTTGTATCAGTCAGTTGCTCTATTGTAAGACTGTTTGTCTTCAACGCTTGTAACACAAGGCTAATAATCTGTTGTTTTTCTGTTTCTGTCATAATTCTCTTTTTTAATCATTTTCATATACCCATACAAGCTCAATGGTCATACCAAGATTATCTATGTCGCAATCATAGACATTATCAAGATAAAGTTGGAACTCCTTCAGAGCACCAATATCTCCACCGTTAATACCTTTCAAGACACATACACCATCCCTACTGATTACACTCCCTTCAATGAGGTTAGTATACGAATCTCCTTTATATAGTACAGCACGCAAATTTATCGAACCGTTGTCCAAATCGTTCTTTAGTCTATCCAGTCCATTAACTGTAAGTTTACCGTAACCTCTTCTACCAATATACTTGTTATCTATGTCAGTCGTCTTGATTGCAATCAAATCCCAATATGAATTTTCATCAACACCTGGGTGATGAATACTGTTGACAGTAACCATAGTATCACTATTAATAGAAACTCCAGTATTAGGAATAGCCTTAGTCATATTGATATATGCTCCGACCTCTGCAACCCCACTTTCTGAACCATACTTGATACTACGCATTCCTTCATCATCTGCTATCCTATAAGCACCGCTTTGTACACACCTCATAGCAAGCTGGTTATTCCATTCCAAAACAGGATTCATCGTTCTTACCTTCTGTAACATTTGATTGAACACAAAACTCTTCAATCCCTCTATTTGCTGGTTAAGTTCCGGAACATTACTTTCCTTTCTGGTATATCGAACACCATCAAAGTAGACGTAATTACAGCATAAGACACGATTCAATAATTCAGCAAGCCACACAGGGCATCCCATCCCATTTCCAAGCGTGAATAATACTGTTGTATATTCGTGGCTGAATAGCTCAACAATATCCTCATCAGAGGTCACGAACTGCTCATTATCCACACCGAACGTCCATCCGTTATCTTTGAAACCACCAGGAACGCGAAAATCAAAAAAGTATTGCATCCCATCTATCCACCAGACAGCATCAAGACGCTGCTTATTATCTTTCATTGAATACTGAATAAGGCTGGTTTCTGATAACTCACATTCATCGTCCGTAACTTTAAAAATCTCACTCGTATTCCCATTAACTGTTACAGTATAGTATCCACATGGAAGCAATGAAATGTTATAGAAATAAAGAATCTTATCATCATTCATCTTCCATGAGCTTAATGATACAGGTGTAGATATATTACTTAAAAGATTATTAATGTAAACAATAGGCTCCTGCTCTCTGGGCGTCAAAATCAATTCAACAAAAATCCGGTCTGTACGTGCAAATAACTGCACATATTTGCTCTTCGCTCCAAACTTATCGGTAGACGGAGAAAAAAACAGTGGGGTAAACGGGCTTATAATCATATTCTAGGCTTTTGTTATTGAACGGACAAATAAATCATACTTCACTCCCTCATTTCTCTCAACCACACTACTCACCTCTTTGATGTAACCTTCGTAAACAAGGCCACCTTTTTGAATCTTAATCGTTCCATCATCTGTTTGTGGAATATCCTCATCAAAGGTTGTAAATGAAACATCTCCACAAGTGACCAAATGCTCTTCAAGTATAAAGTCATCAGTTAATTTCACATCATTGACTATAACATTGCTATTCCCATCCGAAGAAGCATAATGAAGAGAATCAGCGAACATGCCAATATACTTAGCATTAGCTTTCAACATAGCTTTCTGCCAATACATAACATTAAACATTGCATCAGGATTTAGAACACCTGCAATCTTCCAATCCGCATTCCTTTCTAGTACATATTCCGCTTTCCCAATAACCTTATTATAAGCGAGCATTGCGCCAACGATAAACACATCATTATCACTTTCGTTATCAGTAGAACTACTTCCCCTTTTCTGTGACACGATTTCCAAGCCATAAGCATCTGCACGATAAGGACTCACTAACTCTAGTGTATTGTCTGTTACTTGCAATCCAGTAGTATATTCAGCAGTAAATCGAAATTCATCACGACCATTCAAGCATTCATAATCAACTTTATCATAACCAACTTTAACTCGTGCATATATCCTAGAACTGTCTACTTTAAATTGAAAATCTGAAATGCTTCTTGATATATTCTTATTACCATTAAAAGTAAATAAGCTGTCACGATGGACAAACTTTACAATATCCCCCTCAATCTTCTGAACAAAGCCAAAACAGGCTTCCATCCAGTCTACAAACTTCGTATATGAGGTATATAATTTAGCAGACAATATCCCACGAATACTTTCGGCAGCCAAAATAAGGCAATTGTCCAACCGATTGTCTACACCGGAAGCTATCTCGCCTTTTATACCCCCTTTACCACCATTCATACTTTTGAGCAAACTATTCAGAACAGTAATAGGTTTTACCACATCTATATTGATAGGTGATGCTATTGAAGTCCATTTAACCTGTAGTGAATATTTAGAAAAATACACCTTTCCAGGTCCGTTAACATTCATATTACCTATCGGATCATGTATGACAAATTGAAGACATTCACCATCTTGAAGGTCTATTGCATAAACATCCCGATATTGTTCGGGTCTATAAGTGTCTTTTTCTGTTGTATGTGTATTTCCTGAATAATCGGTATTTATCCAACTCGCAATAGTGCTTGTGGTACCGTTCCCATCAACTTTAGCAAGTGTCAACATTACATCTCCTCTGCCTAAATAAAAGTTGAATTCGGGAGTTATATATACCTTGACTGGTTTATGCGCCCTTAAAAAAGCAGGTACAGAAGTATCTAAAGTCACAGAATTTATTTCTACAGGACTATCTGATTCTGGTAAGTCTTTTTCTACGACTTCCAATGGAAGAGACTGGAATATAGTTTTTCCTGTTATATCTCTTGAGAAATCAACATATTGCCCTCCATCTTCTAAAGAGTATCCACCACATATATAGTTCGCGTAGTAATTAAACGGTAGTCTATCATAATAAAGCTGATATACATCTTTTATCTCATCTACCGAATATTCGTACTGCGTTCCTTTGTTAGCCTTTATGATATTAGCGACACTATCATCTATCGAATTAATAGAAACAGTATTTCCATCATAGGTCAATGAACCGAAATCCAGTCGGCAACTGAAGAATTCTTCATAAGTATGAGAATTAGTTATAGTATAAACAGTGATACTAGCATTAGAAGCCAGGTATTTGCTCAAATACTCCTCCAATATGAGATCATAGGCTTCTCCCACAAACTGGAATTTTGAAGTAAAGGTTCTAGTTATTCCTTCAAGTCCGGAGCGTTTACGGGAAAACTTTATTTCATCCCAATTCTGAATACAAGATTTGGGAATATCATAAGAAATACTATCAACGGTAAGTACATATTTACAAAGCATTTTAACTCCTTTTGAACGTTCACGAGCAAATATATAGAAAAAGCCAACCGGTTTCCCGATTGGCTAAATTCTTGAAAATCATGCTTTGCTAAAATGCAATATAACTATCTGTTTTTCAAAACAATATCTATACCAAGGAATAAAAAGGACTTTTCAATGTCCTACATACTAATCTTTCCCTTTTAAAATGTCATAGAAATGTTCTACAGGTTAAATATGCATTATAAAAACAATTATATTAATGCAGAAACAGTACGTACCCCTTTAAATAGTTTCCCTAGTTCCTTATGTTTAGTAAAACACCAACCATGAACTTTTAAAAATAAATCTAATTCTGCTTGTTTAGGTTTAGCCGTATATGCTCCTAATACATTCTTCCTATTTGTTTTAAATTCAATATCTGACAATTTTATTGCCGGTATATTGCAAATTGTATATATAAATGGAGAATCAATTAACTGATATATTACCTTATATATTTCAGGAGGAATGTAATATGCATATTTCACTAGAATTTCTCTTCCTCCATCTATCATTCTTTGATTCTCGGAAAGTAAATATCTTTCCCAAGATATTTTTGGGGTAACAGGAGCAATAGCATCAAGTTGCAAAGAATCATAAATTCTTCGAAATTCATCTTCCAAGAAAATACCTTTATCTGTTTTAGGGGCATAATATCCACAATCACGGTAAGCCGTTTGCCAAAAGCTAATAAATTTATTACACCAAAGAGTTACATCATTATATGCCGCAAACTCAAGCGGTTTTTTCTTTCTAACTTCAATTCTTCGATATAATCTATCAATTACCAAAACTGTCAGAGCAGTCGTGCTCACATTTACAAAAAGGCTTATTCCTATATTATTAACAAGTTCTTCTTCTCTCAACATCAATACAAAAGAAAAAATCAATAGTGATAATATCACTAATATTATCATTTTATAGTCATTCCAAAAATCTTTCATATCTATTCTTTTCAAAAATATATCTATTAATCCAACAATAATTTATTCACCAACTCACCCAATAGCATTAAACTCGGATATATTACAAATATAAGTTTTTTTTGTATATCCACATAGAATATACTTCCATAATTCATTCTATTGCTATAAATTTACAAATATAAAGACCCTCAAATTTTGTAATTCAGAACACTTTGCAGGTTATTATGAGCATATATAAGTTACCATTTTGAAACCTTACTCATTATTATCCTATTTCTTGAAGTATAAGCTTCCTGCCAGAAGAAATACGACTTCTTACAGTTCCAACAGGAATGTTCAGGATTTCACTTATCTCATCATAAGAATATCCACTAGCATAATACATCACACTATCAATACAACGGGATTTTTTAGCACACCGTTGTATTGTGGAAACCAAATCATCAAACAGTATTGAATGAGCTGTACAGTTAGAAATGGCACTTCCGTCTACCATATCAAGCCCTGTAAAATGTATAAGGGAATTTCTATTGTATCTTATTATATAAGTATTCCTCATTATAATAAGGCACCACGGTTGAAGTGGTTTAGAACAATCAAATTTATCACGATTCACAAGTAGCTTATAAACTGTATCACCGGCTAAGTCTTCAGCATCTTGCATGGAACAGCAGAATTTTCTTGCCACCTTTAATATCCAAGGATATATTTCTGATAATTCCTTTTCAAAGTCCATTGTCAGCCCTCCTTATTAGGTGTATCTTCGGTTCGCCATTAATGCACCTTTCCACGTATTCCCGGTGCATGATACTTTGCTCGTGCATTTCCTTAGCAGAACGCTCGATTGAACTAATAAGAGTGCCTATATCGGGGGGCAATAAGGCAATCATTTTTTTTACCTCGGACACTTCTGCTGTTATCCGATTACACTTCGTCTCTAATGTACGTAATTCTGACAATAAAACATTGTATAAATGCCTATTTATACAATGGATGCTGTTTTTTCTATTCATAAAAAAGTCGTTTGTGATTCTAAAGGAGATGTACAAACGACTGTATGAAATAATTCGCTTTAATTAAAAATTAATCGAATTACAGCATATATGTAAATACCAATATTATCATGTGCTTCTTTTTCTGAACGATATTTCAACATCGGCTTGATGAACAATATTTGCGTAGACAGCAGCATTAATTACACGGGAATCTATACTCATTTTAAAGAATGTCATTAGAAAAGCAATCTCGGCATCGAAAGAAGAACGAATTTGTTCAGGAGTAACCTTATTTCCTTTATGTTCCTCACTGCGTCTTTCCTCATTCCGTTTTTGCTCAAAAATTGCAGAATGAAGCAAATAGTCAATCTTCGATGTTACCTGTTCATCACTCATATTCCGAGAATCTACATTTAGTTGTTCCAATACCTGACGAACATCATCATAAAAGCCAAGAGAAACAAGAGTCTGACATATACGAAGGCTCAATAGTTTGGCACGTTCTTTCAGCATATCCTCCTTGTCCATTACCATAGCCTTCATATTTGAAGGATTAACAATACTTCTGTATTCAATGAGCAATTTAGATGCTATCTCTTTAAGCGTGCTCTCTGACACAAATTCGCGATCCGAAAGCAAACAAGCATAGTTTCCGCATGAAAGTTCAATGAAATCACTCAATGTTATCTGATTTAATCTTTCAATCATGGCTATTTCAGTTTAGATAACTTATACAGTTCAAATTCACGGTTAGAAGCATCTTGGCGTTGCATTTTTAGACTCTTCATCAAAAGGAAATTTGTTCTATCAACCCTTTTTTCTAATCGGGAATAATCATTGAAAACAATGGTGTCACCGGAAGAAGATGCAAAATATGTCGGTGAAAATGTGGGAAAGTCCCAATCCGGTATATCAAAATTAGAGATATCTACCTTATCAACATCAGGAAAGACTTGCGCACCTTTAGGAATATCAACTAAAGTTGGAGTATCAGGAGTAATCCATGCTTTTCCAGAATACATGATAACTTCATGTTTACCGGCATCACCAACTAAAGCGGCACCGCCGGGATGCCTATCATTACCTTGAGTACCGTCTGCATAGGAAGGAATAGGAGTTGCAAGAATAGTTGCAACCTGAATTGCTCCCATGGCACCAATAACAATAGATAAAGGAATATTCGGTAAAGCTTCAGTTATTGCCAGTGCAGTGGCTATTCCAGCTTGAGCGACACTAGTCGCCTTTTCCCAAATGGCTTGTTTACGTGCCATTTCTTGTTTTTGTTTTTCAAGTTCAGCATTCTTAGCTTCAGTTCTTTCCTTGGCCGCACGCTTACGAGCTTCTGCTTCTTCTTCGGAGATTGCTCCCGAATCAGCTAGATTCTGTATTCGTTCTACATCCTTATCATATTTCTCATCATTAGCTTCCTGCTCTTCTTCTATTTTCTGAATCTGACCATCATAAATAGTAGAGACTAGATCACCAATAGCACCCACTGCTTGAGATGCAGTTTGAAGCCATTTTTTCAGATTCCTCTGACGTTCTTTCTGTGCTTTCTCATCCGCTTTAGTAACTTTATTGATAGCATCTATTTCCGCTTCTGCTTCTTGCTGGGAAAGGTCCGCTTTCAATTTCTGTAACTGCTCTGCAATCTTTGCCCTATCCTCTGCACTCAAATTTTCGTTTCGAAGTTCCAACTCCAACGCATCAATTGCAGCTTCGGTTGTTTTACGTACATAATCTAATTTTAACTGATACTCAAGTTCTGCATACTCTTGCTGGGTTATTTCCTTAGAAGCTAACTGTTTTTTAAGAGCAAGCGTATCCATAACATATGCAGCATCCCGGATTTCCTGCTCATGCGCTGCATTCTCTGCTATTAATTGCACCTGATCGGATGCATGTCTTTCGTAAAGTTCTTGTTTCTTTTTTGCATATTTGTCGTCAATGAGAAAAACATCTTCACCTGTTTTCTCTGCTGCATCAATTTCTGCTTCACGTTGCAATTCCAACTGGTGCAATTTCAAATCAAGTTCTTCCTGGGACCCCTTTTTTACAACAGCAAGAGCGTTCTCAACATCCTTCTTCTCACGATCAGAATTATACTTAATAGTAAACTCATCTAGCTTTTCCTGCATTTCCTTAGCTAAATTCTGACGTGTAGCAATTTCCTCTTTGCTATTACCCTTGACGGCAGCAATCTTCTTCGAGTAAGCAACACCAATTTTAGCAAGTTCTTTCTCCAGTCCCTCATCCATAAGAGCTAGTTCTGACTCCTGATAAGTTTCATGAATTTTCAGCTTCTCTTTGAGAGCTTTTTCCTGTTCACGTTTTTCTTTATCAGTAAGGACTGTTATACCTGAACCATTTTTGTCGTTACCCTTTGGACGGAACTTTTCTGCAATCACATCAAGTCCACGATTAAATTCATCGCTAGATGCTATTTTGAATAAGTTTTTAGAAAATTCCAACTGAGCCTTATCCGCTTTTTCTGCTTCCGATGTGTAATAGCCAAACATTTTAGCAGCACCATTCTTTATCCAAGACATATCTTCAAACTCTGATGTTGCATATTGAGCACGAGTTTTCATCCGTTTTAAAGCTTCTCTCTCTTGGGCCGTTACTTCAATACGTTTATTTTTCATTTGAATAACAGCTTTTGTGTATGCTTGTTCCTCTGTATCACCAGCATCAATAAGCCTCTTATATTCTGCCTGAAAATCTTTTTCTACTTCCAATAACTTTTTGTTCGCATCTTTTTTTGCAAGTGTTCTAAAATTATAATCTATCTTTTCTATTTTTTCTTCAGGAGATTTCAAATCATTGGCGATACCTCTTATTTTATCAGCCATCCAATTAAGAAACTCCTTAGCAGGTCCCGTTGACTCGGAGAAAGAAAGCATAAACGCTTCCCATGCTGAAGATAAGTTAGCAAGAGCTCCATGAACATTATCTCCCATCGTGTGAGCCATATCGCCCAATTCACGTTCTACACCAGTAATCTGTTCTCTAAGTGGTAATATTTTATCAACAGCGGTGAGAAAGGCATTAAAAGCGGCAACACTACGCTTATCAGTTAATTCAAGAGTAGTATTCAAGTCTACCCCTTTTTCTTTTAGCGATTTCAATCCTTCAACTAACTCAGGCAATGTTTTAACGGGCTTACCTAACGCCTTTGCCAGCTTTCCATTACTATCAGCTAAATTTAGAAAAACATTACGGGTAGCAGTAGCAGCCATTGAAGCATCAAAGCCGGCATCCGATAATTTACCCAACAAAGCCAAAGTATCTTCAATACTGAAATTAAAGGCTTTTGCAACCGGTCCAACAATTGGTAATGCAGTAGCGAGATATGAAAACGACAATGCGCTTTTGGTTGTTGCGACAGCCATCGCAGACACATATCTTTCAGTTTCTCTTGTATCAGCATTAAACATACGAAGAGAAGCACCTGCCAATGAAGCCGCATCTGCTAATTCTGCCCCGGTAGCTTGTGCAAATTTTAGAACGTGCTCTGTTGCGTCTAATATTTCTTTTCGAGTAAAACCTAGTTTAGCAAGTTCTATTTGCAAATCCGTAGCTTCGGATGCAGTGTATTTCGTTGTAGCACCCAAACGTTGAGCATCCGCAGTTAACTCCTTCACTTTATCAGAAGTGGTTCCTAATATTGCAGCAAGCCTACTATTAGCTAATTCAAATTTAACAATATCACCTACTCCTTCACGCAGTTTTGTAAATAAAGCAACAACTCCACTAACAACAGCTTGTGCACCAATATATCCAGCAGCCCACCCTTTCAATCCTGCACCAACTTTGTTTAGCCCAGGAGCCATCTCCGTTTTAAGCATCATTCCAGCATTCCGGGCAATAATTCCCATGTTCTGCATGGACTTATTACCGTTCTGTATTTCAATCCATGCAGCCTTCACTTCTTCCCGGTATGCACCAATTGTCATTTTCTGTTGACTATATCGATCGGAATTTCGCTTTATGTAATCAGTGTTGATTCCAATAGTAGAATTAAGACGGGCAAGTGTACGAATATAGTTTTCATCCGTATCTTTCAAAACATCAACAGCCTTTTGCAGCTGCTTATTCATTTCCTTTGCTTGTGAACGGCTATGTACTTCCTGATTAGTCAAGGTAATAGCAGTTCTGATAAGTTTTAAACGTTCTTCTTCAGATAAAACAGCTTTCTTACGAGTAGTATTACCGGCATTCTGCGCTTTTGTCAAGTTAGCTTCCGCTTTAGCAGCCTTTTCCAAGGACGCAGCATTATCCGAGTTTGCCTTGGTTAGTTTCTTCAATTCAGCAGCAGATAATTTCTCTACATTTAGCTTTTCCTCTATCTTCTTACTGACAGTTTGAGTTATTTCAGACTGTTTTCTAAGAGCCTCGGTTAATTCAGCAGATGCAGAACCAGCCGTTTTTGCTTGAGTATTATAAAGATTACTCAACTTTTCAAGATCAGCAACGCCTTCTACATTTAGTTTCAAACCTTTTGCTAATTCTTTGGCCGCATTAACATAATCAGCCCTCACACGCTCAATAGTATTATCAAGCTCCACCAATTTCTGCAAATCGTTCTCATCAACGAAATCTTTTAATTTTAAATCTGCCATAATTACAGGTAATGTCTATATTCAACAATCTTTCCTTTTATCTCAACTCCTAGTTTATCAAAAGCATAGGTACCATCTTCTTTCTGATAAACGACATACATGCAACCATCCAAGACAGCTGCTTTCTTTGCAAGATCACTGATACGTTCCAGTTCACTCTGCATCTTTTTTATTTCGCAACTACAAGCCATTTTCTACAGATATCCACATTCTGAAAAGAAACGTTCCATCCAGGGACGGAGATACATAATATTAAAGTACTCTTTAGCTGTATCACCAATGCCTAAAATCTGCTCACCGTATTTCTTCTCAATAGAACTACCGTCCGTAAATCCTTTCGTTGAGAATCGAAGCCCGGAATCAATTCTATCGGCAGTTATGCTATCATAGAAAGTACCAGTAATAAAGAGGTTAGGTACCTCAATCGGACGCGGTGGCAAATAAAGCATCTCACTTCTAAGAGGTGGAGTTATCCTCTCCTTCCATCGTTTATATTGTTCCGCACGGTTCTGCCAGGGACCGGGCTCGTTAAAATAGGTGTCAGTATCATAATCAGGATTCAATAGATGTTCAGTACCGTCCAGACCGGAATATAATTGCTCCTGAATACAATCAACGAGCACATTCTTATGTTCTTCCATACACCTAATACATTCCTCTTCAAACCCGGATGCAATGGAATGAATAACTCTATGTAATTCATCAAAATCTGCCATACAGTAAAAATATAACGGGCTGGGCTGTAATCACACCCCAGCCCGTCGGTTACTTAGTTATCGCATCGTACACTTCCGAGAGCTTCTTCTTACGGTCAGCTTCCTTCAGTTCCTGCCACACGACTTTAATGTGTGCATTAATAAACTCTTCCTTCGTCATGCCCTTCACAGCAGCTTCGACGAACGTAACATTATCTACCTTCATGACACCTGCTCAATACCTCTGATTCCTTTTTCATACAATACAGAAGGAGCTTTCAACGAAGGAACCGCCCCGGCTTTAGGAACAATGGTAATGATACCATCCGAATACGTAGCAGAAGTTACGTTATTCATAACTTCAGCAGCACCATCAGCAATAAGACTGCCAAATTCTTCTGTACGGTCATAACCACCAACAACTTCAACTATTTTGTAAGTATTTTCGGCCTCCAACTTTTGAAACACAACATCAACCAAGCCTTTAACGAAATTCTTGGGATTGAAGTCTAACTGCACGTAGTCAAAGTGCAATTGGCTGTCTTCCACATCTTCATGTGAAAAACTAACAGTCATCGCAGACTTAGCACTACTGGTCGGGTACTGTGTCACGGTCGGATAAACAGTAGACATCGGAATACCGGCAAGGATATCAGTGTCATCATTATAACCGATCAACATATTATCCTGATTCCAAAAGTAAACGTCCCATCCTTTATTGGCACATTTCAGAAGCTGGGCATTCAAAACCTCATCAAATTTCTTCAAAGTGAAGGTGTCTGTTTGAGCGCTTAGCCCGTTGTATTCACTTGCACCGTACCCTACAGGATTAACTTGAGGCTCTCCACCATTCTTGGCATACTCCAGGAATGGCAAAATAGGGTAAATACGCCCGGGACGGTCTGCATGGCACAATTCGAGCAACTTCTCACCTGTTATATCAGCAGGGAGTTTGACACCATGTTCTGTCAAGATAGCACCTTTGACCTTTTTCCAGTCAATGCTACAAGCAGAACTACCAGTGTTCATCCGGGAACCCTTACACGTTCTAATCTTTCTCATTTTCTTCTACAATTAAGATTATTAATTTTTATTTCCATCGAGCGTATATTTATGGCATCAATCGGCTCGCTCACAGCCTCACCGGAATCTGTATAGGCTCCGTATCTGCCATATGAATAGTTTTCTGAATAACTATGTTTCACTTTTTCGTCATAGTCGCAGTCGAACCGAGAATCTTCATATAATACTTCCAATAAACGTTTATAGATTGGCCGAAGGATATTTTTAAAAGATGTGGTTCTGCGCATCTCATTGCTCCACTCTTTACAAGAAGAACATGCTATAATTAACGAAACCTTTGCTTTTGAAAAATAATCCGCGTCACCTCTATCCTCACTAATTGGAGTGAATAGTGCAACCAATGGAAACTTCCTTTCAGACTGGGCAGAAGACTTACTGTATTCATCTAAAATATCTTTGATATATTGACTGCTACCGAAGATGTAATTCAACCTTGGGGACTTCACAACTTTAGTTCCCCCTTTCCCATTTGGATAGAGGATTTCAAGCCCTTCTGGAAGTTCCTTTACAATCTCCTCAAACAGTTCTGTTATATCTAAATCTATCATAAATTGAAAGCATTAATTGGGGTCAAAAGATTCTTGGTTATTTGCACATCGAAAGGACAATCATTCGACATAGCCCATTCAACAAACTGTTTATTCTTCTCTACCATGCTATTCCATGTGCTTACTTGTCTCTTCAAAGGAGCTACATATTCATTAGCACATTTCAAACGGACAAGCCCGGTTATTGTAGCCTGGGTGTTTGCGTCACGAAGAATATGATAAAAGACATAGTCAGCGAACGGTTCACACAGCTTCTCGCATAATACTGCATATCCGGACTGGGGGGCTTCCTTCTCTTCTGAAATATCAACTTCATCTGAAGAATCTTCCTTTTCCCGTTCAATAAGCTCCAAATAATCTGTGATAGCTTGGGAAAGAGTCACACCAACAACATTCCGGAGAAATTCGGGCTGAAATGCCTTAATATACCCATTTATCACCTCATTCACAGCAAGAGATTGGGGCGAAGGCATTTCAGCGACCGAAACATTCTCAATATGCCTGGGACCTGACATAAAATATGAAACATCAATCAACATAGCGATAGTTATTTAGAAGTCTTGCTTTTCCCGGTTTTCTTTTCATCTTCCACGGAAACGGCTTTATCATCTGTAACAGTTACCTCCTTGGCATCTTCCTCTTGCAAATCTTTTGAATCGGCAACCGGAAGATTCTTTTCATCAGAAGGCACCTGTACTTCAAGTTCTGCAATGCGAGCTTTCATTGTTTCACGCTCTTCTGTCAGTTCAACAATTGTCTTATCTTTCTCTGCAATGGATGCAGTAAGCCTGCCAATCTCTTCATTTTTCTCTGCAAGCATACATTCCAATGTCTTTCGGGCATCTTCTTCTGTAACAAGACCACATTCGGAAATAGGGATGAGTTGAATCATCCCTCTATTAATCCGAATGCGTTGCTCTTTAAGCACATTGGTTACATCCTTATCGTTACCTCTAAGTATGTAATCCATAATCCTACGCTTTAGTTATTGCAGTCTTCAATGCGGCCAAATCCCCATAAGCGAAAGCCCACGGCATATAAATCGGGAAGATAACTTCTTCTTGTGCCATCAGCACAACCTCATTGCAAAGCTTGGTCTCCACATCTTCAGCCCATTCAAGTGTCAAAGTGGTATAATCAACCAAATTTGCGGCTTGGTTAAAGTCACCTAAAAGATACTTACCTGGAAGAATACCACCATACTCGATAATCGGACGACCGGCAATATATTTCACCCCATCAACCATTTTAACGATACCAAGATTACGTCCTGTCGTATCTTTTTCTGATTCCATACCGTTAACAGTCATTGGATTAAGAATAATAGCATTCGGAAAATACTGGGCATATGTCATTGCGGCGAAAGCTGTTTTCACTACATCTTCAGAGTTGGGTTCCTCAATGTTCTTAAAGCCGGCTTCATGAACACTGAATGTCATTTTATCCGTAGCCGTTTCAGCACCGGAGAACGCGACACCAGGAATAAGGATACGACCATCTTCCATTTTCACAAGAGCGTGTGTTTTGTTCAGTTCTGTAAGAACAGCGGCGCCAGCGAACGTGATACTCATTCCATCAAGAATCAAATCCTGTGGTTCTGCAAACTCTACAATCACATCCTTATCACCGTTATATCCGGTAATAGCTTTTACAGCACCAGCGGCACCTGTAACAATGGCTGTACTAATAATCTTCTCTACAGAAGTCACCCCAGTATTATTAATAATACCAAGCAAATTCTCACCATTACCGTCACCAAACAAAATGTTCCAGTCTTCTGCCATCCAAACAGCTTCAGGAAGCATGTTCAAGATGTAGGAACGAATGTACACTCTTGATTTCAACATACGTTTTGAGATACGGATATGAGTACCAAGGCGCTTAGTTCCTGTCTGTATCTCTTTTACCTTGATACTTGATTCCGGTAAACGACCGTTCTCTGTTACAAAACGGGCATTGCGGTTGAAAGCATATACTTGCGCATAGGCGAGTTGAGGATATGCAGGATCAGCTGTCAGCGTCGTTAATACATCACGCATATGCAACTTTTTGTTGGCAACCTGAGTCACAACACGTTTCTGTTGTTGAGTAATCAACAAATCACCGGTGTAATTGTCAGTCATGGAAACGACATCTTTCAAGGAGAAGCCGTCAAATTCTCCTGATTTGCGTGTTTTTCCTTCTGCGAAATCTCTGAATTTTTCAGAATCAAGCATCTCGTTCAACTTCTCATCGAACTTGTTGATAGCATTCATAGACAAGCCCTTTTGTTTCATTTTCTCAATACTTTCTCCAAGGGTCTTTACCTGGGCAACGAGTTCTTCATTGTCTTTAACCAATTGCTGAAACTTCTCATTGTCATAGGATTTCAGCAATTTATTAATATCGTCAAACTGTTTTGATACCTCATCCGGTGATGCAATTCCTTCAAGGGACTTGTTTACTACTTCACACATCATGCCGACGATGTTTTCCATAAACGCCTTCTGTTCTGCCGGCAAGCCGTCCGTTTTCAGATTAAAATCTGATACTGTAAATTTTCTAATTGGCATAAAATTTAAATTTTAAGTTATTTATTCTCGAAACAGCTATTCAAACTCTTAAAATCGAATAAAGTGCCATTATCAGCGGCTTTAATCGTCACTTCATCGTTCCCATTTTCCCCGTCATTCTTTTCTTGAGTGTCAACAGACGGCTCATTTTTTCCGGTGGTATCTTCAGAAGTGTTTTGCAGAATAGCATTCGAACGATATACTTTTCCCCAACAGTGGGGACATCTTACATAATTCATAAGGTCTTGTAGACCCTTTTGAGAAAATTCTTTCTTTTCTGATTTGACAGAATCAATAAGAGAAATTACTTGGGTTCTAATCTCCGGAGTGAGCTTCTCCATTTCTTCCCTTACAATGTCCTGTGTTATCCATCTCTGATAATCAGCAGCATAATCTAATACCTGTTGGGCAAAGGTATGCTCTGTTTCTGCATCATAATCAAATTGATGACCACAATGAGGACATGAGACAACGGCACCACCGTTGAGGCTCTTCAGTAATAAACTTAATTCCATATCGTATCCTTTTAAACGTTCATCACTATATCCATGCTGCAAGAACGCTTTCCGAACGAAATCAACAGCCTCCTTTACCTGGTCGGCAGTAGCAGACTTAATATTCACAAGGAAAGTCTGGGGATTACTCCCCCAACTTGTCAATGTTGAATATTCCATCATACGCCATTCAAGCACTTTACAGGGATCAACAGAATCTCTTTTAATGGCCTTGACCCCAATAGAATGTTCAAGTGTTCTGCCATTCTCTGCAAACAGTTTATAATCAGCTAACGTATCACGGCCAATCTGTTTTTCAAGATTTAACTGACCGACCATAACCAAATTACCTTCTGTTTCCTTACCACTCAACGGAACACCTAACAACTGGTCTGTACGATGATTCAGGAACCAACGCATCCGACCAATATTTTCTTTCAATGTCTTATTGAATGAGCCGGGCATAGATATGTCATTTTGTGAGTCCTTCACACCGATACCATTCACCGCAACGGTAACGATACCCTTCTCATCAACATCATTTGCCTTTGTCTTGTACTGAAGGCTTTTGATTTTCTCTTCCATCTTTTTCATCTCCACTTTTAGTGTTAAAAACTCGATTTACTTTATCCAGTTCCTCATCTGACATATCAAATTTCAATTTGTCAAACAAGGGATTTTCTATCATACTTTCACCTATTTGGGCACGCCAGTCATTGAGCGTTATAAGCCCACATGAGAATTGTTCACGACAACGTTTATTTATATTTGTCTTTACGTCCTCGGATTCTTTCAATCCTTCCTGCAAACAATCAACATCAGAGAAATCACAATCCAAATAATATCCCCCTCCTTCAAGACCAAGGAAAGCTGTAAAATCCTTGCAGAATTGTTTGGCCATAGGAATAACAGTTGAACAATATACGCTCTTTTCAGCAGTAGCCTGATTGCTAAATGTGGACTGGTCTTTTCGCGGAACAAGAACGGCAGGGATGCCGTATGCCCCTGCAATATTTATTGCATCAGCCAAAGTCTCTTCAAACGGCTGTAACTCTGCAATAGAAAGATTAGTACGAACAAAGTCAATATCTGCATCTGAAATACCATAAGGTACCTGGCCCTTCCTTACACCATACTTCTCAAAATTTTGCTTCAAAAGCTGTTCCTTTTCATCGTCAGTCAACGCTATTGAACCGGTAGCATCAGTTTTCTTACTTACAATAAAGCCCAATCCACCCCGCTTTACATAAATCACATTTCTAGCTTCATATACAGCTATTAGATTTGACATTGGCTTATTTTGGGAAGCAAGACGACTTTTGGACTTCAAGAACATAGCCCCTGAATAGAACTCTGCACTTCCGTCTCTATCATGCCATATTTGGTATGGAGGAATTTCCAAACTACCATTCCAACCATACTCCAAACGATAGCTACGAATAATATCTTCTGTTTGGGCAATACCAAACAATGGCATATTCCCGTAAACAGGTTCTACAATAGTCTTATCAGAAGGTAGCACCCAATAATTATCGCAATATCTCCATTTTTCAGCTGTAGAAAAGACATCAGGCATAGCGGCACGAATAAAGCTATTCCCTGTACACAATTTATAAATATGGTGCTGATAAATCAATTCTTTCCAACGCATCAAACAATTAGGACGACTAAGTATGCCATTCATTCGTTTATTCGCCCATACTATACTGTCATCCTTAGTTTTCTTCAATTGAAAATTAGCACCTGCAATTCGCGATGCAATATAATCGATCGGGAAAAAGACTTCAGGTATCGTACTGAATAGCGTTAGATAGTTACTGCCCGCTACAATAGGACTAGTAAGGTCCTCAATGTATGCAACTGACCATTTTTCAGCCTTGCCACTTTGAGTATCTATATCCTTATTTTCAGATGAAGTAACTATTTCAACTTCACCTTTAGTCTTAGATTTCTTTCCAAATAGATTATCAAAAAAAATATTCATTGGGTTCCTTTTTGAGCAAAACTAAGTAAAAAGGAAAACCGTTTTCCAAAACACTAAAATCTTGAAATTACGAAAACATAATATCAACAATACAACATCCTTATTTTCAATCACATATAACGCAATTCAATTCAAACCTAATTTTACAACGAACTGTACTAGCCCACTCAAAACAGCACTGGCCTCTTTTGTTTCACTATCTTTATTATAGTCCATCAGATTATTCATGAAGGCAACATATTCCGTATCAGATTCTACTTTTGATGCAGAAAAAAGAATACTATTTTTCACATAATCAGATGTTGCAGCAATACGCTTATCTACATCCGGAAACTCTTTCATTACACGAATCTCCTTGTTTGTACTAGAACGGAGTTCCCGGATAAAAGGGAAATAAGCATCTGTACATTCAATTACACATGAATCAGATTCATGGGACAAAATAGAAGAACGTATATCTTCTGTTGAAGTAGTATCCATAAATACGACATCAACAACATGCCATTTATTTCCACATCTAAACGCTTGTATAAGGACAAATTTCCCATTAACATTCGGCATCACATATAGAATCTTCTTAGTGTATTTACATTCGGTATCTGGATTGAAGAAATTAATAGTGCCATTACAAGCATACAAGTTTCTTTTTCGCCGGTTACTAAACTCTATATACTGCTCACTACACAAATCCACAACGACATATCGGAACGTATCAGACAGGTGCCCGTGCTCCTCATAAGTCTGCAAGGTAGTTTTATTCTTGACCTTAGTTTTAAGAATGGCACCGTTAGCATCTTTCTGTACGCTCATGTAGTCCTCAATAGATACCGAACATGATTCGTCAATGTATATCTCTATACCGGGAACAGTACAATCAAAAATGGCATTAACAAACTCACCGGTCATGGCAACACTCGGATTCTTGTTGCCTACCTTATCTTCAATCTCGAATCCTTCTTTCTGCAATGTATCTATGAATAAGTCCATCCAGGAACGCTTCTCATCGTCAATGCTGTTTGCCGCTTTCGTTGATGCATCACCATGTACATATAACCTATCAGAATATTGGATAGATTTCAGATACTTTGCAACAAGTTTGGAGGCTTTCTTTACTGTATTGTTTGGGCTTTCAGCGCACGTTTCATGGAATTGCCAAACCTTGGTACCAGTTGTGAAATCGACCTGCCAATATGATACACTGATATACGGAAGCACGTTGTTATCGACAGAGATATGAATAGGTAAGTCCGGAACATACTTATGTTCACCGGAATGTTTGCCACGATTGAAGGAACCGAAGAACTCACTACCGGTACGAATGACACCCCATTCTCCCAATGCGTACACATTGTAATAGTCCGGATCGTGAACTCTATCATACTCAAAGTCGGCAACACATTGCTCATCATAGAAACCATACGCACCGTCAGGACTACCGACCACCCAAAAATTATTCAAATAGGTAGATTGGATAATAACTGTATTAGGTGCCTGTTCCTCGATTTGCTTAGTACGAAGATTAAGTATTTGCCTGGGTGCATTCTTCTTTACGGATTTGACCTTGGTAAGTTCTTTCGGCAACTCTTTGCCGGCAATGGTAACCGTCATCGGTACATCATGCCATTTATCTTTATCAATAAACTCTTTCTTTATCCAATGGCTTTCACTAATCGGGTTGAAGGTACAAATAATCTGCTGCCCTTTCTTACCACGCAAACGCTTACGTAGCTGCTTGAAATCCGGATGCTCGAACTCTGACCATTCCTCTAACTGAACTCGCTTATAGTTAGAGATACCTTTTATCTTCTCCGGATCGTCAAGACCGGAGAAATCTATCTTCGCAACATTAACCAAACATTTAATAGTATTCTGTTGGAACTTGAACAAATGGGATATGCCAAGACCGGCCGCAGCGACTTTATAATCTTCATAAATGGTTTTGAGAATAGAAGCTCCTACCTTACGCATAACAAGAGTGTTCTCACCGTCCTGTAATGTCTGTATCAGTATGGTTTGTGCCACACTGTACGATTTACCGGAAGATGAACCTCCATAGAGAATGATAAAACGGATAGTCTCATCATTCAAGTACTTCAATAGATAGAATCCGTTAGGATTTAGCTTCTTATAATTTATAACCATATTGTTCTAAAAGTAAGGTTTATCCGTAGGGAAAACACAGGAAATAACCTATAAAATTGTTCTATTCGTCCGATTTATCATTTTCATCAAAGCCAATACGAAGTTCACTGACCTTGTTTCCATCTCCACCTTTGATGTTGACATTCTTATCTGCTTCCCATCCATTCCAAGCACCTAATATCCGGGCCGCTTCTGTTTTGCCATTGAACTCATAGGTAACCTCTCCTCTCTTATTCTGTATCTTCTTCAATGCGTTACGGGCACGTTTGGGAAGTTGGGAAGGAGTTCTCATTTTTGTTTTCCCGGTTGCAGGGTCAACAAAATGAAGATCATCGGGATTGGCAAGCACTATATCCATTAATACCCTCTCAACAGTTTTCCTCTCTACTTCAGACTCTTTCGCTCTCTGCGCCTTAATCTCATTTATCCTTGTACTAACCTTGCTATTTGCTAATAGTCTACTCGCAGCGCTCCAAATTGTCTCTGGCTTCATGTTGGAAGTATTATAAGACATTCGATATGCTTCACTTGCATTACCTTCTGTATCAACGTAATATTTACAGAATTTCTCTTGCTTAAATGTTAATGGTTCCTCTCGCTTTCCCATATCAATTATTGTTTATTCCTATGAGAAAAAGAAGCTGCTCTCTATCTCTTAAAAGCTCATAGGTGGCAAGTAATGTACTGCCGGTTGTTAATATGTCATCATACACTATTATCTTCTTTTCCTTTATCGGACGAAGAAGAAAGAATTCCGGATTCAATCTATCTTTAGTTAGGCACTGAATTGCATTCTCATAGAATGGTATTTTCACCGCCCCAGCTATTTTCGTGCAGATAGAGGTTGCAAAATGAAAGCCCTCGTAGTGTCTCCGTCGCGGTGTGGTGACTATACACCATCCTTCACATCCCCCTACAATGAAGCGGTGGAGAAACTCACACGCTCTCTCTGCAAAGAATGATGCAAGTTCCTCCGACTGTTTAATTTCTGAAAAGCTGGTACCAGTCTTGGAACGGGTGAACTGGGAGATGTAATAGATATCACCCTTTTTATGAAGTGATACCTTTTCTTTCAGATCACATAACCGTTCCTGATGAGACCAGCTCTTACATTTCACCGCTTCCGGCTTATCCCAGTCATCAATACGATATATCTTTCCCTTTCCTTTCATCAAAGATCTTCTTTACTCCGTCCTCGACAGATGTGTAAGACAAAGGTACTAAATAGATATCCCGGTTCACCGACTGCTCCAAATTGTCAAAATCCCGTTTTTCATTAATCAACTCAATTTCAAGCGATTTGTAGTACTTCACTAAAGTAGCAAAATACATAGTAGTCACCGGTTGTACATTACAGATGTTGATTAGCTGACGGTTACATCCTATCGCATAGATAAGTCCTTCGACAGCATCATCCATGTAAGTAAAGCTCCGGATATTCTGACCGCAGTTGTATAATGACACCCTTTCCTCATTAAGCAGGAACCAGAGAAGAGTTCTTTCACGTGGGTTTGGTGAATATACATTATGCAGCCGGCATCCGGTAGCAGTCTTACAATAGACAGATGCGTACTGTTCATCGAAATGTTTACTTATTCCATACATAGAAGTAGTGTTCACAGGATTCGCTGTTGACGAGCTGGCGTACACCAACTTCACCCGGTATAGGTTACAGGCATTGGCAACACTCATAAAGGTATCAATGTTATCTTTCCGGATCTGCTCCAAATTTTCATTGAAAACACTTGTTTGTGCTGCAAGGTGAAATACGCAGTCGATATCACCTTTTTTCAAAAGTTCATGAACATTTGATGCTTCAGTTCCGTTCTTTCGGTCAATACCAATGACTTCAACACCTCTTTTTGACAATTCCCGGCAAAGAGCTTTACCAATAAAACCCTCGCTACCAGTTACAATTATTTTCTTCATCATCACAAAAAATAAAGGGCGCATCTTAAAAAGACGCACCCAGGTTCAACATTAATTTAAAGAATTAGTTATATTTGCGGCAGATACCAAATAGGTATCATTGTGACGTTCAGTCTCTCCTTTGTAGAAAGCGGCAATTTTCAACAAAGTAAGGTGATAGATTGAACGGTGTTCGCGTTTTGTATTATCACAAATATGCGTGCCCGTTTAATATCTATGCTTCCTTACTTGGGTTGTTTGCCGCACCTCTACGAAGGGTGTATTTATTGAATTGGGCACGTTTTTATTTTTAACATACAAAACATGAGTAACTTTAGATCATTCAAAAGCTTCTTCTATTTCAATAGAGAAATAGTGTACTTAATCACCTTTGGGTATATAGTACTAATCTTTATCATCGTAATACTAAGTGTGGTAATCAGAGAACAAAATCAAACTATTAGGTTCCTACAAAATGGAATACTTAGAAAATATCCGGAATCACATATTATTCATAAGCCTCGCATAAACGGACTATTAGACTGCGAATACAGAATGATAATGAACTCAAAGACTAATCACAGGTAAACTATGTGGATACTACTTCCCACTCACTTTCCATGATCACATAACCGCATTTATTGCAACTATGTAAATACGTTGGATATGGAGCTGTCGTGTAATCTTCAATAGCGATTTCATGGCTGCCACATTCCGGACACTCGATTGTAACTTCTTTCAGTCCATCAAAATCCCAGAAAGAAAGTTTTCCCTTTGCAGGTATAGGTTCCGAGAATAATACAGCATTAGAAAGTACCCAATTATATACCCCCTTCTCCGCCCATACAGAGAGATGATTAACAACACAATCAGTTATCATCACACTACCAATAATAGCAGAATTGACAATACTATTACCACATATAAGCTCACGTTGAAACCCCATAGAAAACCGGTCCCATTGAGCTTTTGTAAATACACTATTAGGATTTACCATTTCTATCGGTACTGCGCTTGCATGGATTAGTACACGTTTTCCTATGTACTTCTTAGGGCATGGCCATGTACGATTCTCAATATCTTTCACTCCGGAACATATCAAATAAGCCCATGGCTGTTTTACTGAAATAGCTTTCATATGCTTTTCGATTTATTGAACTATTCTATAAATACACTCAACTATCAGTACTGAAAAAGTAATGAAAAAAAGAGACTTCCAATACTTAATCTTTCTTTCATGCTTACTTTTACATAAATTCCATTCATATTCTACAACTGATTTACAATCATCTTTGTAGTGTTCAAAATGTTTGTTAATGTAATGGGTAATATCATCTACAATGGTATGCTTAACCTCTTCAGATACAGATTCCGGCCAACCACGTTCATCGTAATTCAATTCGGTAATAACCTGTTGTCTTATTACTTTTTCCACACCATTTATACGGAAGCGCATTGATATTCCACTCGATTTAACATGACGCAAGAACATCTCTTTGGCAAGTTTCTCCACCTCTTCTTCTTTCAGCTTGGCTATTGCGTCAATCCGGTCGAATTCTTCTTCATCAACGATGATAATAGGATTCTCCGGCTTCATTCTATGTATTTCCATAATATTCTTTTCTATTCTTGAATTTACTTAAATCCCCATTCTCTCATATAATCAATATTATCCGGAAATCCATCAACTTTTATTGGACTTAGGAAAATTCTTTCACTTTTTAAATCTGTACCACCCCATATTGTAGGCTTACATTCATCGAAGCCTATTTTATCAGATTTACTCAATGAGAAATTAGGCTGAAAACCGTATCCTTGTACACTCTGTCCCAAATACCCACATGCCTTTATAGCCCAATTTAAAGCAATCTCTTTGTGATAATAATTATTGGAATATACAGCAACATAAATTTTATGTTGAAACAAACCGGTTTCCGTTAAATCAGGCTGGCAACTAATGCAGAAATACTCAATCCTTGAAAGTATTTCTTTCACAAACGTCTCGTACTTTTCACATTCTTCTTTAGATAAGAATTCTTTGTTGTCATCTGCAACATAGATTTTCTTAGTAACTTCTTTTTCTAACATAATTAACTCCTTTCACAATGTTATACATTAATTCCAAATAGGATGTTCACAGTTCCGGCAATATCCGGCTGTCAATTCATCACTACATTTCAGATAATTCACTTTCTTGCAATTAGGACACACGTATCGCCTGTAACCTAATATGCGCCCCAATACGTTTAATATCAATCTTTTCATTGTAATCCGTATTTTTCGTTAAACACAGAATCAGCTTGCCGAAATTGCTTCGTGAAGCGATTCTCTTTATATTTTCTCTGTGGAACACATCCTACCATCAGGACAAGAAGTGTGCAGATAAGTAGTATCTTCTTCATCTCTATTTTGCTTTAAATAATAGTTACATTTAAATCCCTTCCTTGGTGAGAAGTCTGCAAAATCGCAGGTTTTAAATATTTGATGCTTGTTAGCCCATTGTGCAATATCCTTTTCATATAAAGTCGGTTTGCGGTCATTATTAAAGTCCCGGTATGGCTGTACAAAAGGAGAAATTCCTAACTCTTTAAGCCTATTTAGTCGATACATATCCTGTTCTACTGTGGAGTTAAAACCTACTAAGACATAACAAGACAAATTACGAGGCTTGATATATTTAGTAACTTCTCTCAACTTTTCTGTAAGGTCAATCTCCGGCAAATCCCAAGCGATGTGGATTCTTCTTTTCAATTTCAACTTACTCAAATAAAAAGCCTGTTCCTCATTCATAATACGTACATCAACACCGTGCAAATTAACCATTTGCCCTTTTTTCTGTAAGTAATTGATCGCATCCTGCCATTCAGGGTTTGCAAAAAAATTGTTATCTAACACCTCGATCCATTCTCCCTTAGGATTCAACTCAACCGGTTCTACTGCCTGGATATATCCCTCTTTTTCACGAACCAAACAAAACGGACATTTCCGAATGCAACCACGTGAGAAAAACTGAAGAGAAAAGTTATATTGAGGATAAATGGAATAGTCCATTAATACACTACTTTCAATCTCACATGATAATTGCTTCTTTATGTCATAGCCAGTCCCACCTTTCTCTATTATGTCAGCCTGCAAAGTCAAGTAATTGAAGTCTGGAGTGAAAGTAAACACTTTGCTTGCCAATACCTTGTCATATTGATTGAAAGGGGTAGCCCATTCCACTTGGTCACCTCTCGCTTTATGATATGCAGACGCACGCATAAGAGCAAAGTTAGGGAAGTGATGACCGTCTACATCTACAATTCCAATGTTCATCATTTTTCTTATGAGAATTATTTATTCCGATTATTATATCTCCAAGCTCCGATAAACCACTTTGCTAATTCCCAAAGAACCCGTGGAGAAAATATAATCTTTCTAATTACATAGAATGGTATTATAGTTTCCATTGCTACGTAGTAGTTATCTTTAAACTTTCTATGCCTTGTACACGATTCTGCTAATTTCTTCTGGTTTAAATCAACCCAGCCATGATAATGTACACCGATAAAATTTTTGTGTAACCAAAATTCGGTTAGTCTTTTTCGGTTCTTACAATCAGTTTGACATATAAAAAATCCCCATCCCATAATCATTCCTTTCTTATCTTGTTAGTCATTAATCAATAGTTCTAATTCAATTAATAATTCCCGTCTCGCCCAACGTCTTGCACGCATATTAGCAAGTTGATCTGTTCGTCGTTTGGCTTTCTTTGAAGCACGGGTATTGTAGGTATGATTGGGAAACTTATCATGACCAGGACAACATCCAAAATCCTGTCTTTTTATACCTTCTTTCCTCATTCTTTTTCTTGTATTAAAAAATAACCTCTGTAAATTCATATGAACTAAGTGCATTTTCCAAACTATCAAAAGAATCAAATTCTCTTTTAATGCGTCCGAACTGATATGAATATACTTCTTCACCTCGTTTACGTTCCATGCTAATAATATACTTGAAACCGTCTTCCCGTGTAACTGTAACAGGATAACCTTCTGTTATATTGTCAATTATCTTTTGTTCGTTTAAAATCACTTTATTCATAGTTCTATTTGTTATTTACATGTTTGACTTTTAATTATTTACATCTATAAAGGTAATCATTATTGACAAGTTTTACAAACAGAACATTCGCCAATTTAACGCCATTTTATGCTGCAACTGACCCTAGTTCACGTAACTTTTTACTAATACATTCACAGAGAACACGTGCCATGTTAACTTCGACTGCATTCCCTATGAATTTCTTTTGGTCAGCCTGTGTACCAATTAACACATAGTTTTCTGGAAATCCCATGATACGCTTTAGTTCAGGTATGCGTAGCATTCGCATTTTAATATCAATTATCCCGTATAAGCCCATGAACTCTTTTATTTTTTTTGTCATAGGGCTGTCGGTATCATAAATCTCGATTACTACATGTCCAGTTTCAGTTGCGATCAAATAAGGCGGCATTTTATCCATACGTGCTATGAGAGTGAAGCATGGATTATCAACGGAACCACCTGCACTATTAAATTGAGGGTTCATTAGGTAGTGCCACTTTCTATTTGCAGTGACTGTTTGTGCGGGCTCTTCTATGCTACTACCAACGTTGGAGAAGTTTGTATTCATAATCCACGGCTTGCAGCTAACAAGATTGTACTTAGGATTGGCGGTAATACATCCAAGCGGCTTTTCTGTAGATGAAGGTTTGCTGTTTCCATATTGCTGGTCTATGAAATATGGAGAAACGAGAGATAACCGATCCTTCGTTGTTACGGTTGCAGACGGTTCATTTATTGAGCGGTTAAATCCGTTACCGTAATGGGCTGATACAAACGCATGATGGTCTTTGCATGTAATTGTTCCGGCTGGTTCATTAATAGAAACATTCTTGCTTTCGGGGTGTCCACTGAACTGTTTTGAAAGAAAGCATACCTGCGCAACTCCCAGTCTGTTTTGCGTAGCTACTACCGGGCATGGTTCGTCAATCCCAGGGGCATTATATTTTCCAGTCCGGCTCATGGAATTATATTTGATAAGAAAAGCATCTTTGCCCCCGGCTACAAATTTTATCAGGCCGGCATAGATACGTTCCATTGTCTTTTCAGCAAGTGGCTTCTCACGAAAAATACTTGTTCCTTCATCGGAAAAATCCAGTATCTCTTTAACCGGGCGCCACTTTTCCAAACGACCAAACATATCTTGTTTACCGTTTTTACAGTGAGTGGGTTGTGGAAATACTATCGGTAATCCATTTTTGGCAAATATACCAAAGAAGCGTTTTCGAGTAGTATATGCACCATAGTCGGCAGCATTGAGAATACGGAAATCAAAGTTGTAGCCATACTTTCTTACGTTGCGTACCCATCTTTGATATAGTCTACCTTTATCCATGCTGATAGGCTTTCCGTTTTCGTCCATATCACCCCAACTCATAAATTCTTCAACGTTTTCAATCTGAATGTAATCCGGGCAAATAGCTTCAATGTACCGGAAAAGATGTTCAGCAAGTGTGCGACTATCAGCGTCCCGAGGTTGCCCACCTTTTGCTTTGGAGAAGTTCGTACATTCCAGGCTCGCCCAAAGAACGACCGCTGCACCCGGATATTGAGCCTTACATTTGGCAAGATGTTCAATTAGCGGGGAAAGTTCCAGCGTGCGAATATCTTCCGTAAAATGCAATGCATCCGGATGATTGGCCGCATGGCTTGCAATGGCGTTGGCATCGTGATTGACGCAGGCTATTACTTTAGCACACTGTTTACCATCAATTCTTGCAGATTCCACTCCTGTCGAGGTTCCACCTGCTCCACAAAACAGGTCAATATATAATAAATTTATACTACTCATTTCTTTTCTTCAAATTTCTTTGATTATTGATTTCAGACATACACATGCGGCACCAAGAAGTCAATAAATGATATTCCTTACCCTTTCTCACTACTATACGATTGTAGAACCGGTTCAAGTAGAAGTAATTTCCGCAGTGTGTACATTTTTTCATCTCACGTCCTGAAGCATCTATAATACGATTGCGAGGTTTGCGATGAATAAGAGTACAGTTTTTACACTCACCATCAGTTCCACGATGCCGCCGGCAATGTGATAAGGATTTTGCCCCACATTTAGCAAACACCCTACAATCTCTACGAGGTATTGATTGATACACATTCATGGCTTCCTCGCATTCAAGAATTTATTTACTACACGAGAAAGTACATCCTCATTCTCTGGCATCAGCCATTCTTTCGCAACGTTCCAAGCAATACTCATAGTTGGATTGAAGTTATCCTTCCTGACAGTGTGGTGAGACAAACGCCCTTCAGTGGGTTTCAAATCCTTATCATGTAAGATACACAGTCCATTTTCGAAGAAAGCACAAAACTCTTTGCCGGAAACAGGTTGAATCATCGGAATAGCAATATTAATAACCCCTAAGAATATACCAGCAGCCCAGTTTGTCAGTGCTAACCTGTCGGCATAACCAGCATCTATAATTCGTTCAATATCATCAGGAGTACCTAAACATGGCGTATGACATTGTTGTTTACAAACACTGCATGAGCATTGTACAGGTACACGACCTGAAGCCCTCATTACCCTTTGTAATGAGGTTTCTTTTGATAATTCTCTCATAGTAAATTATTTGAGATACTACAGATTATTAAACATCGCCCCACAGCTTTACTGCAAGGTCATAATTTTTTTTAGCCTCTTTTACTGCTTTATTGGCATAAGCCATAGCGTATGTATGCTCGCGTCGGTACTTACCGGACTTCAATCCTTCGTGATATTCTTTTGCTTGTTCCAACTTATGTTCATAGAAATCTATACTTTCCGGCATGGACAAGTTTATCGTATTAGCCCTTTTTTCCCAATACTTCGCAACTCTTTCATGTTCGGCAGCCTTATCGCTAAACTCAACGCTTTTCCCCATGTTATTCCAGGCATCATCTATCATTTTGCGATGTCCTCGTTCGCTATGGTGTCCAACTTTGATAGGCTCACCCAAAGAAAGGAAATCGCGATGTTTATTTGATTTCTGAAAATACTCATTACTTTTTTGTACTGCCGATGACGCCCATTCATGCCTGCGTTCCGCTCTTTGCTTAGCCCATTCTTGAACATTAAAGCCGTCAGCTCTAACGATGGAGTAATAGTAAAACCCATCTTTCTCGAAGATTAGGTTAAATACTATACTTTCGTTCTCCTTACCATACTTGGTGGTAACCTCAATAGTTTCACCTTTTTCGTGCTTCTCATCACACTTTGCCAAAAATACATTTGGCGCAAATTTGTAATACGTGTTCATTGTTTTAATTAAATTGGTTTGACTTATATGAAAAATGAGAAACCACAGCTACTTAGCCGTGGTTTCATCATTAAATAACTTTGGTTGACTGGGTTGAACCAAATCATCGAATAAACCAGGAACACGAGGTTGTAACGCCTTGTATTCTTCCTGAAAGAATTCTTCTTTGGTTCTCCCATGTTTTTTACCCTTTCGTGTATGTACATCGAAAGTGTAATCTGGAATAGGAATAGGATAACGCCTGACATCATTTATCCACTTTTCTATATCAATATCCTTTCTATCATAGATGAAGTTTTGCAAATGATCCGCATCACGATTCTTTCTACATTCACAAAGGAGAATAACAGCTTTACTGACAAATATCCTCCCTTTGGGTTCAGTAGCAGTCTTGTTTACCAGCTCATGCCCCTGCCACAATGCTTCTATCTCTTTAGTAATGATTCCATAGCAATCTTCAGCACTAATGGTAAACAGACGCTTCCACACATAGTCGCGGTACCCACTCGCCCAAAGTTCCAATGCAAAAAAGCCGGCTACCCCGGTGTCGGCTCGCCTAATGGCTTTCTGCATTGCAGAACTCACCTCAAAGAAATCATATCCGCAAACTGTTCTTATAATCATAATTCTAATTTAATGGTTTGACTTTTAGTTTATTACATCAGTAAAATTAGCTAAAAAAGGCGAATATGACAAACAGAATGGACGCCATTTAAACGCCTTTTTTACAGACTATTAGAATTTGAATTTGCATGATATATTATATTGAACGAGCTGCTTTGTTTTGTCTTTCCCATTAGTGGTTGCACTCTTTAGCAAAATACTATCACCAAAATTCTTTTTGATAAAGAGGATAGATTTACGTTCCTCTTCCTGATTCCTTATAGAAGCAAGCCCACCAGCGTTTACAAAAGTGTTCTTTTGCTCAAAATTATACCGCAAATCGGTTAAAACCTTACGTTCTTTGTACTTCATGTAACAAGAAATCCAAAAATCTTCCTTCAAACGTATTTCCTCATTCCACCAAGTGTTTTTGTTATAGATTACTCCATAACTGCAACCGGTTATCATTTTCGAAAGAGAAAGAAAAGCGGATTCATCATACATTACCGGCGATATCCGAGCGGTGAAGCCAAACAGATGTACATCCATCATACTGGCCATCTCAAATAATGACTGAATGATATTGGTTATCTTATCTTTATCCTTTATCCGGCTAGGTTCTCCTTTTTCCACATAAATAGGTTTGCAGGCATGGACATCATCATCAAGCATGAAAAGTTCTCCAAAATGCTTTGCCATCCAGTTACGTTTCGGGATGAGGCCCATAACATCGTCAGGATGAGTAACAATTTCACATTCCGGGTTAAATTGTTGATATAAGTCAGCTTGACTTTCAGCAACGCAAATGATAGGATCGTTCACCAACTTTTTAGCGAACACCCGGTCATGGCGCTTATGACTTGGTATTACTATTTTGCAAGGCATGGCGAACGTCTTTTATGTCGATTACATTACTCTTACTTACTTTCCCGGTCTTGTACGACTTCATGTGCTGCATATCCAGCCTTTCACGAAGCCAATTACTATCTACCTCATTACTTGAGGTGATGATAAACAACTCATGTTTTTCGTCATACTTTGGAATGAGAGGATAAATGGCTGTATCATCCGTGATGGCATCGAAGCGCTCTTTAAATTCATCCTCTTTCTTCTCCGGGGCAAATTCGATGCCCCAATCTTGGAGTTCCGCCTTATTCCACTCGTTTTCCATAACGTCCAAATCATTCTCACCAAAATTGACATTATCTTTAGTGGCATATTCCCTCAACTTCTTAACGGGGGTATCAGGTGCCAGAATTTTACAAGGCAGTTCTTTATAACCTAACTCCTTGCAAGCTCGCAAACGTAAATTACCACAAACAACAATATATCTGCCATCATTGTAGGGAAAAACTATAAGTTCTCGAAGTTCAAGCATCTCTGGCGAATCCTGAATGCTTTTCTTCATCGCTTCAAAGCGGTAATCACGAAAAAAACGTGGATTTTTCGGCAATCCCGTGAGCTGCCCCTTATTAAAATCAAGTAGGCAGACTTGAATAATCTCTGTCATAACTAACTATATTAAAATCAACAACACAAAATCAACAACACAAACAGTCAGTAACAACACCTAATCATTTTTTCTATCATCGAACTCTATCTTATCTTTGATAAGCTGTTCAATGTCCTCACAACCAAATCTTTTTAAATAGGCAACAAGGTAAATTATCATCTCGGCTGCCAATTCTTCATCTTCCGAATATTTAGGAAGATTATCACTCCTATATTTAGAAGCAATATCGAATTTTCTCCAAACGGCTTCAATTCTTATGCTAAACGCTTTTCTTGAGCTATGCTCATTCATCTTAAAGCGCTTCCTCATGATATTCAAGCATCTCTGGGCAAACCTATTCAATGTTATCATATCGATCGGGTTAAATTGTTAGACTAAGAATAATCTCACACTATTTAATAAAGGCGGTGGTCTGTTTTTATACAAATACATATCCATTCTTATTTAGATTAAATAGCTTCCATCAAATCAAATAGCGTCGGTGCATTCACTTCAATTTCAGCTTCATGCAAGTATGAAAGGCTGTCTTTCCAATAGTCATAATTCAACTCGGTAGAGAGCCCTTTACGCCCCAATCTAATAGCACAGTAAGGAACAGTACCGATACCGCCAAATGGGTCGAATACCAAGTCTCCTTTATTTGAATACCGTTCAATCAACCTCTCAACAATATCAAGCTGAAGAGGACAAATATGATTTTGACGTTTTTTCTGTGACTGCTTGGTATTGAGTGTACGCATCCGGGTAACGTCATCCCAAATCCAAGGTTTCTTACTTACAGGATCTACGGCCATAAATGTTTTTGGTAGTTTACCGTAAACTTCTAATTCTTCAGCGAAAGCAACATGTTCTTCATAATTGTATATATGTTCACGCTCATAGTTTCTAAACAAATGGCGTATCTTGTCAATACCGGCAACTTTCATATCTTCATAGCTTAACAAAGTATTACCTGAAGATTTCCAACTTGCATGAGCATCTATTTGCCAGCGGGCTAACGAATATTCATTCTTATTCTTGGTTACTGGCAAATCTGCATAGGCACGTGAAGTATCAGAAGGCAGTTTACGGAAAAGAAGCACATATTCAGGGCAACCAATACCCATCTTAGAACCATCTTTGCACATCTCTGTATAGCCAAGGCGGTAGGTCTGGTTATTCTCCCTTACCACATCGGTATCTACTGTGATACGCCCCATGTAGCGGAATCCGTGTTTCATGTAGTGAAATACCGTCATTTCGGAGAACGGGTCGATGGTGGGCATACCGTCACCTGTGGCATTACCGAACAATACACGGTCTTTCACATGGATGCAAGCCAGCCGCCCAGGCTTCAATATCCGCATCAGTTCTGGTGTGAGGTAGTCCATCTGCTCGAAGAACTTGTCGTTGCTTTCATTATGCCCGAAATCGTTATAGGTCGGCGTATATTCGTAATGATTGGAAAAAGGGATGCTGGTTACAACCAAATCCACCGAGTTGCTTTCCATTTTCTGACACTCCAAAACATTGTCGTTATTGATGGCTTTCCACAGTTTACCGGATTTTTCTTCACGGCTGGCAAACATCCAGCGCATCATCTTCTCCTCTGCCTGCAAACCGAACAGACCGTTCTCACGGACGATATCAGTCATTTTAGAAACCATTTCACGATGCTGCGCCCATTTCTGCATAAAGCTTTTGAATATCTCTCCTTCACTTTCTGCATAGACCAAGTAAAGGTCTACAGGATGTTTTTGCATGAAACGGTAGATACGGGCTATCGCCTGAAACTTGTCATTGAACCGGTAGTCGATGAACATGATAGCCTTATGACAATGGTACTGGAAGTTCAAACCCTCACCAAGCATTTCAGGCTTTGCGGCCAGGTATTTCAATCTCCCGTTTTTGAAGTCCGCTATCACCTTGTCGGCTTCCTCATCATCCTGCGAGCCATAAACAGCTTTGCAACCGGGGATAGCCTTGCAAAGGGCTTCCCGCTCACTCTCAAGGTCATGCCACAAAAGGAAATGCTCGTCCTTGTTTTCAGGACGATTAATAATCTCTACGACACGGGCAATCTTCTCTGCCATATTGTCCCGACGTTCTTTCGCTGCATCAGCAAGTCCGAGAGCAGCCTCACGAAACATCTTCACTTGTCCGTCACGGTCTGTACCGGCAGTGGAATTGTCAACGCTAACCACTTCTTCATGTACCCGCAGTTCCGGCAATTCATAGCCGGTATCAGGATAACCGAGGTCGGAAGGCTTGGTTAGGAACAATGCCCAAGTTGATACCCACAGCCAAAATTCTTTTTCTTTGTGTGGATAAAGCGTTAGATTATTAGCTTTGGTACTATCACGTTGAAAAAAACGTGTAAGGGCTTGACCTGTATCCATCACTCCAAGATATCCGGCATAATGTATCAGCTCCTTGTATCTGTTAGGTGACGGCGTGGCAGTGGCAACAAAGCGGAAAGGCACATCGGCGAACAGCGGTAGGAACTCTTGGTATGTCTTGGTGCCGAACCCTCTCAATACGCTTGCTTCATCCAATGAGGTAACGGTAAAAAAGGAAGGTTCTATTCTTACGCCGTCTTCTCCGTCACGGACACGCTCATAGTTGGTAATCATTATATCACACTTGCAGGCTCTGACTTCGCTCATGGTCTTGACATACTTAACTGTCATGTTCATGTGCTCCTTAGCTTGGGTGATAAACTCTACTACTACACGTTTAGGACAAACGATAAGAGCTTTACCAAAATACTGGTTGATTATAACTCTGCATATCTCCAATTGGGTTACTGTTTTCTGCATACCGAAACTGGAGAATATGGCACGGCAACCACCGGAAACCGCCCAACGAACGGTATCTCTCACATGAGGGTAAAGAGAAGTTGATATTTCATTAGGATTAACTTCAAATCCAGTATTGTGGCTAATAGCCATCTTGTCTTTTAGAAATTCTATATAGTCTTTCATTTTCATTTCAAATAAAGAGAGGAAACCGTTAGGCTTCCTCTGTGTTATCGTTATTAAGTTCTTCGAGTTGCTGTTTGAGCTTCATCTCTTTCTTGCTATATGAATCTGCAAGTTTCTTTGTTAGCGCATTGTAATCATCCGGATATTGTTCTGCAAAAAGGATTTTCTGACACTTTTGCAAATAGGAGCAGAAATTCACATTATTCGATGATAAGCATTCAGCAATAAAGGCTCTATACCATTGGTGTCGGTCAGCTTGGTTGTTCTTGACATAATTTACAAAATCACTCTCACCATTCCATTTTTTCAAATTCAGTTTTTCAAGATAAGTACTGCTACAACCGCTAAGAACCAGCACATCAAAAACAAGTTGTTCATTTTCAGAGAATTCTTTTGTTCTCTGATAATATGTTTTCTCTTGCGCCCACTTGCGCATTTCTTCAGCAGACTTCTCCTTGACTATATCCTTCGCTCTTTTTAATTGGGCGTTTATTTTTTCCCTTTCTATCTCTTTTAGATCGGCAACGGCGGAAGTAGAGGAAGCCGTTGCTTTTCTAACATAATAGAAACTAACGTTAAATTCGGGAGAATAATGTCCAAAAAATGAAAGACAACGATAAACTTCTCCATCTTCAAGCATTTTCAAAGTGCGTTCATCATCTTCTGAATACCAGCACTTACATCTAAAGATTTCATCAGGATCAACTATTTCAAATCCAAGTTGTTTAACAGCTTCCAAAGTTTTTTCATAGAAAACCTTTCTATCTTCTCCCCAATATGTATCGGGACGTCTAGCGATAATTACTGTTTTTCCAAATGAAAGAGGTTCGCCAACTTTAACAAGATGTTCATATTCTAGTTGAATTTTCCGCGTCACATAAGCAATCTGTTTTTTCTCATAGCAAGCAGCATTGATACATCTAGCATCCTTACTATTCATTTCATAGAACAAACAACCATGATTACACGTATTATTCTCACATTGAGAACATGATTTAATATCAGTATTTTCCCAATTATCGGAATCATCTTTAATCCAAGGTGCGTTACCAAGCTCCATGAAAGAATTACTCACAAATTCTCGAATCATAGCAGTAGTACATTGTTCTTCCTCCTCCTCATGAAACTCTTTTTGAGTATCTTCATCCAATTTAGAAAGAATCATAGCACCGGACAATGGTATATCTCCATTTCTTACCCGCTCTTTTAGTTCAGGAATAAGAGAATTCAATTTAATACGGTCAAATACAAACCGGGTAGACTTTCCTATTTTAAGAGCAATATCTTCCAAAGTTCGTCCTTTTTCAGCCAACTGCGCAAAGGCAAAAGCTTCTTCGATGGGATCAACATCTTTTCTTTGAAGATTCTCGGTAATCATCGCTTCAAAAGCCTCATCATCTGTCATTTCTCTGACAATGCAGGATATTGTCTGAAATTTTTCCGACTTTTTTCGATGGGCTTTGATTTTTGCAACATTCGCTTCATCTTCCTTTGCTTTCAAAAGTGACACAGCCCGGAAACGACGCTCACCGCAAACAATTTCGTATGTGTAAGGTAGTGGGGTAACATCTCCGGTTTCTAGGTTAGTCATCTCCTCGGATTTAGCAACTCTGACAGTGATAGGTTGCAATAAACCTTGCTTTTCAATGTTGCTTGCAAGCTCTTCAAGAGCTGCTTCATCAAAAGTCTTTCTCGGATTCAAAGGAGAAGGACTGATAAGGTCAATTCTAATGTTTTGTACTTCCATAATTTAATTATATTGGTTTGACTTCTAATTCATTACATCAGTAAATTTATCGTAAAATGACAAGTTATGCAAACAGAAACTTCGCCATTTTAACGCCATTTTCATGCGGGCTTATTACGTATTTGAATGAAGCCACGTTTTTCCGTTTCCCGAAGCAATTCCATATCTTCCTCACGGATATAACAATCCGTTTCACCATTAACAGTTGTGTGATTAGGAATACCAAAACGCTCCCGTATTCTTCTTTTCACTTCAGGAATATCTTCAAGTTTGATATGCCTAGTGTTCCAGTAAATTGTCACCTTCTGCTTCTTGTTTGCCATTTTCTCTTTTGTTTAGATAAGAGATTATTTCATTTGAGAGACTTAACGCTTTAGCAGCTTCTTCATCTCCTTGCCCAACTCTAAGTTTGAGTTCGTTCCGGTATTCTTCATACGACAAGCCACTTGTATAGTTCACTTCCTCCGACAAATTCTCTTTATGAAAATTCCATGACTGATTATCAGCAACAGCACAACGTTCTTTATTGTATTCACGAAGCCAACTCATGATGACCTGACCATCAATTCTATTATAGATATTGCCATATTTCATTTTCATTGCGTTCTTGAAACACAGTTTAAAATCATCAGTTTTCATATATGGATATTCTTCAATGATTAAATCTACTGTAGTAGCGACTTGTGTAGCCGACATTGGATTACCGACATTGAAAAACTCCAAGGCATCAGCTATCAATATGACCAACACTGCTCTGGCTTGCGGCTCACCAAACTTTCTTATAATAGTGCCAATAGAAGGTTCATCACTTTGAAATACATCTTCAACCTTCTTGGGGCATAGAGCTTTGCAATAGTTTTTCGGCGAGGTCCGTAAGACTGCTAACCGATTCTCTTCTTGTGGCCGCAGTATCAGTTCGTTTTCCATTGTAATTTCCTTCTAAAATTTTAGTAAAATTCGCAGACTTGAATATCCAGTCAAAAGTGCACCTCCAATTTTTATCGTTTTGTCCAAGCAAGAAAGGACTGTCTAAAACCAATTGGAACACATCGAATACAGCTTGCTTCCCGTATTGTGCGACACGTGCTTTAATAGCTTTCTTTCGTTTTGCATCTATGGACTTTATAGCAGGAAGTTTACCTTTAAACGTGGAATTAAAATAATCCATTAGCCCACCCCAATCAATCTTTTCCTCGGGGAACAAAGAAAGCTCGTCTTTCTTTGATTCTCCTTTAGGAGAAGTTTCTTTCTTTTTTAAATGAGAATCATTATCATCTACATAATCATTATCATATTCATTATCATTATCGGGTTTTGTGGGTTCTTTTGGGTTTCCAAATAACCCAGTGGGTTTTGTGGGTTCTTTGGGTTCTTTTGGGTTTTCACTTTTCGGACGTCCCCCCTTAGAACCATTGCTCTTATTCCTTTCCACAATAGACATATACTTTTCAGTATCCCTGTCTATATCTATCTTTATAAAGTTGAAAGCAATATTTGCCATAGGTTTCAACCCCCGAAGATTTCCCGTTGTCGCATACTCAATTATGCTTTCGTAAATCTCCAGCCTGACATCATCCGGCAAATCCTTGATTGCTTCTCTCCACCCTTTATAAAAGATGAATGAATTTCTTTCCATATTTTAAGGGATTGTACTCCGATTAGTAATAAAACTCACAGACCTTTTGCTTCCTTCAGTTTTTTCGCTTCTTCCTTGTAATGAGTAATCAGCTTTTCTAATTGAAAGTCACTAAATTGCTTAGAAACATTTTTCTTGGCTTCCAGGAGTAGCACATTTCGTTCACCATACTTGGCAACTAGACGTCTGCGATAATCCTGAATATTTCCTTCCATGAAGCGGTTACAATGTGAACATTGAGCATTGCAGTTCATTTCATCAAAGCGAGTACTCATGTGTTGGCGGTTGATGTAATGACCGCAATCTGCTTTATTGAAAGGCTTTATTTTACCACATGAAATACACTGAAAATATCCATTAGGCATCGTATCACGATAACGGATGAATAAACTAAATATTCTGTCTAGTTCATTGACAAGATCAGGTTTCTTCTTGACCTTAACACCTTCTACCTCGAAAAGAGGCTTTTTCTTTTCTTTCTTCTTGTAATTTCTCCACATGATAATTAAAATACTACATTGGTTAATTGACGGCCACGACTCATTATACACCATTTTCCCTTTTCAGGCTGTTCTATGCGTAACTCTTCAACACGCCCAAAGCGCCGGAAATTCCCACTCAAATCAACAACCCAACCCTCTTTACCTTGGCAGGGACGAATGACACGACCGACCATTTGATAATAGAGGGAAAGGGATTTGGTTGGACGTGCAAGAACAACCGTATCAAGCTCCGGGTAATCGAATCCGGTTGTAAGTACGCCGACATTAGCAACAACTTTTATTCTTCCATCTTTAAAACCTTTCAGAATTCGTGCCCTTTCTTCCTTTGGAGTAGAACCGCTAACGATCGCACAATTAGGAATTTCGGAAGCCAGTTTTTCAGCTTCACGAATAAACCTCGTGAATATTAAAATACCTTTGCGTGGTATGCCCGATTTGGGGTTCAACAGACGTTTTGTCCATCCAACTATATCTTTGTATATGTCCACACGTTCAAACTCTTGCAGAAGACTTTTTTCATCGTAATCTGCACCAGTAGAATTAGTCCTGACTCTACTTAAATCCAACTTTGTAATATCATAGTATTTCAAACTTGCGAGAAATCCTTTAGCAAGTAGTTCACTCACCTGACAGTGATAAATAACATCAGTGAAAACCTTTGGCCGGGTACGAGTTATAAATTTAAGCATAGCACCACCTCTTCCTGAACATAATCTGTAAGGAGTCGCTGTCAGCCCAATAACTTTCCTTTGCTCATCTTCAAAGAATTCCTTATACATTCCTTTCTCCGGATTCACTAAATGACATTCATCAATCAGAACGTGCTTGAAATGTTTGAAGAAACTCATGTGTTTCATCACACTACCAATCATAGCGAACGTAATACGATTGATATCCTTTCTTCCGGCAGAAGCTGAATAAACTCCACAATCGAATATGCCGTATGATTGAAGTTTCGCAAAATTTTGTTCGAGTATTTCCTTGCTAGGCTGGAACACTATCAGCGGCCCGTCTATCCGTGCAGCTATATTGGCAATGACAAGGGACTTCCCGGCACCAGTGGGAAGAACTATCACGTAGTTTTTCTTTTCCTTGGATTTAAAAACGCTGACCGCTGCATCACTAGCACTTTTTTGGTAGTCTCTTAACTGGTATGTCATAATTTGATGTGATATTTATGAACTTTCGAATGACAGTCACCACAAAGGGTAACGAGACAATCAAGATGTTCAAGTTCATGACCAACGATTGATTTTCCGTTAACCTTGTATGTTTTGTGGTGAATCTCTAAATTGAAGTCTTTACCGCACATCTGGCATTTATGTCCGTCCCTAATACGAATTTTACGCTTGGCTTCTTCCCAATCTGGATTATTCACAAGTCGCTTCACATAGTTGGACTTCCTGCCTTTTTTGTGCTGCAATCTACTCATCGTCTTCCGGTTCTTCTTCAGGAAGTTTATCAGACAGGTCTTCTTCGAACTTGTCCCCATAATCTTCTGTATCATCAATAGGGCGTTCTACTTCAGGATATTCAATACCAAACAAATCAAGCATCGCTTTTCTGTTTCGATCTTCCTGTGCCCAAAGAGAACGTTTGTCCCAATCAGGAATTTTTTCAGCTTTCACAAGCTTAAACTCACCGTTCACCCATGAATAATACAGGAAATATCCATCAAGAGCAAACCGGATCGTATTCTTACTTGAAAGATGATACTCCCTCGTCCCCTTTTTGACCTCGGCAGCCAGGTCTTTAATTTCAGTCTTAATAGAAGCTAACCTGTCTTGTGCATCACTCTTAATTTTTTTCGCACGTTCAATGGCTTCCAACAGTTCACGTTCGCGTTTGGGGACCTCATTCTCTTGCTTGATGCAATACTCTTCACGAATTTCGGAAATCTCAAATTCATCCAGTAAACGTTGTGTCACCTCACTTTCAGGGAATGTAGCATTGAAATGCTCATTCACCAACTTTATCAATTCATCTACATTCGTAGAACCCTGAAATAAAACAGGGGGAAATTTTTCCCGAATAGAATCGGGAACTACAAACTCGATTGTCTCGGGTTCGTAGTTTCTCAAATTTGCAATCATAAATTATAAAAGGATTAATTAGTACCGGTTTTGGTACTCATGAATAAAATCTAAGTAATGCTGGTCTTCAGGCAATGGAAGTGTAATACCAAACTCGGTGGCCGCATCTATTTTCACGCTTTCCATGAAATTATGCATCTCTAAAGTATTAAGTTTACTTGTTCCTCGCACAATAGTTTCCACTTTACCATTCACATGAACCTGTTTCACAAGAAACTTCTTACAATACAAGTCATGTATATCCTGAACTCCAGCAGCAGTGCTCCAATACTCTTCACCTGTGTATTCACGCAAACAGGCACCAATACACTGAAACCATTTCCACATGAGAGCATTTTGATTTAATGTTCTCGGCTGTGTTTTTTTCTTAATGGTTACAGTGTATTCTCCATTACGAAGTGTGCTGCACATGAACTCGAAAGACTTATCCATTTGGATTTTGCCATCTTTCTTCGTCAATGTTGCTTCCATAACCTATCAGAATGGCAAATCGTCCTTGGTCGGTGGTGGCGGTGGCGGGCACTCATTCACCGCACTTCGAGTCTGATTATTGGTGTGTTCCGGAAGAGGTGGCGGTGGTGGCGCTTGTTGAGGCTTAACAGAAAGCATCTCCATATTATCAACAAAAAGTTCTGTAATATACCGTTTAATTCCTCTGCTATCATCATAACTCCGAGTTCTTATCTTTCCTTCCAGATACAACTTGTCTCCCTTATGGACATACTTCTCAACAACATCGGCAAGACCACGCCAAACAACAATATTATGCCATTCAGTTCTTTCAGGAACCTGTGTTCCATTGGCAAGGGTATAACCTTTTTCAGTGGTGGCAAAGGAGAAAGTGGCCACTTTAGAACCAGCTTCCAAAATTCTAATATCGGGGTCTTTGCCAACATGCCCGATAAGCATCAATTTGTTTAAACTCATGATTTATCCTCCCTTATTGTTACACGGATACTATCAGCTTTAGGAACTGTTTTGATATACTTAGAATATAATTCCGGATAGTCAGCCTGAAACTTTTTAGTATCAAAATTGTCACTCGTAGAAGCGGGTGTATAACTAACTCGCAATCTTCCGGCATCCCATGACTTGACACCATTCTCACGCATAGCAGTTTTCAATTTTGCCTTATAATCTTTCTGAATCTTGGTTAGATCTGCAAGTTCTTCCTCAATCCCGATTATAGTATTTACAAGCTGCATTGGAATAAGTAACTTGTCATCATCAGGGGCAGGAACGGGAAGATTGGATAGATATTGCTCACCCTTCTTCTCGCATTCCATTAACTTCTTGACTTCTTTATCAGACTTACGGCTAATTTCAACAAATTCATGTTTATTACCACGCAACCAAGTGCTAAACAATTTATCAACTTTGAGTAATGGATTTTGAAGTTCAAAGAAATAAGCATAGATTGACAACTGCCAACTTAAATACTCCTTATCAAGATGAAGGGTAGTTTTGATGTCAACAAGACTAATTCTACCGGCTTTCTCCCAAACACAATCTATATTCGATGCAAAGTATTCGTTATCAGAAACGGTATATTCATTGGCAAGCGCCTTATATCCGGCATTTACCCTCATTCTGATATAATTCTCTGCTTCAATACTTTCAGGAGGTAAGCCTGTTACATCAGCAAACTGGCATTGAGCATGAATAAGGCTACCCTTCTCTGCAGCTCTCTTCAATACAAAATCGGGGACATCTTTATATTTGTCAGGGAACAACTGCCGGCTAATCATACCGGTTATACCTTGCAACTGTTTTTCACCGAGCATATAAGTGTGGTTTTCCTCATTGAAAACCACACTGGATTTCACTAATTCTATCATTATTATCAATTTCTAGGAGGATACGTTTTCTGCATGTCAATAGTTATGTTTCTGAACTCCTTATTATTGTGAAGTTCGGGATGTTCAGCCCAAACTCTCTCAAGCTCTTCGCGGCTTTTAACACCAGTCATTTGTTTAATTGCACGATCTAGGTCTACACCAGTATATACTTTGCCCGAAGCGTTTGAAGCAGAAACATTGGGAGCATATACTTTTTCCTTTGTATTACCATAAGCAAAACGAACGCGGTTTTTATTGTCCACAATAACAAGTAAAATAATCTCCTTTTGCTCGTTATAACCAATCTCTTTTACACTGAATTTGGTGTATAGAGCAGGAGAACCTGTTTTGCTCTGATATATTTCATTTTTCTCAAGTGGAATCCAAATGAAAGGACCCGTATAAAGTTCACGCCCAATTCCCCAGTTAAATCCTGCACGTTTAAAGGCGTCCGAAGCCTGCCCTTTCTCTTTTTCTGTGCTAGATTCTGTCCCAACATCCTGTTTACTCACCCATTCCTTCTTTTCATTATCCCAAATGGACAACGTACAGAATAGATTCCCATTAACGACATCATGGTGCCGTTTCCAGTTCATTTCTCCGAACACTTCATCAAGTATTCTCATGTCTACTCGAGCATCCTTGTATAATAGCAAGGAGCAGCCCGAACCGTCCGGTTTCATAGTACCAACCCTACATTCAATTTCAGAAGCTAGAAGCGGTCTGATAGAATTTTTCTTCTTCTCTTCATTCTGAACCGTTGATACAGTGTTTTTTCTCGCTGTCATAATTCTAATTTAATGGTTTGACTTTTAGTTCATTACATCAGTAAAGGTAATCGTTATTGACAAGTTTAGCAAACAGAAACTTCGCCATTTTAACGCCATTTTCAGGTAGTAAAAACTGCCTGTACGATATTGTACAGGCAGAAAAATAAGAAAATGAATAATCCAATGTACCTTATGGAACGGCTACGCTTTGAAGGGTGTACGGCTCCCTGATTTATACATAATGTAAATGCTAGTGGACGGAACCGGAGTCGAACCGGTCTCACGGAATATTGGTGCACCTCACCGCAGTTTCAACCAACGATATACATATCCGCCCGATTAATTAAAAAGGTGCACTATCTTCACAGACCATACACCCCAATCACAAACACAAAACAAAACTCATGAACTACTATAATTTAATTAGGATCAGAAGGGTGAATGGCGTGGGGATCGAACCCACATCACGCATATCTGCGTATGCTGCCAATTACACCAGCCATCCGTTTTAAGTGAACTATTCTCACGAACCATTCACCTAGAACACAAACACAAAATAAAACACGACATTAACTATTAAATAGCACTCTCACGAGCTTCTTGCTTCCGGATAGCCGTTCAAAGCACACCGGAATAGTATAGAACAATTAAAACTCAAATAACAGGGGCTTTAACCCTACAGCGTCCTTTTCGCTGGCAACATTAGTTAAACATAAAAAGAAAAATTCTCTGTGAAGGAACCCGGACTCGAACCGGGATGATAGATTACCTATGTATGACTTTCTTCAATCTATCTGCATACTTGCGTTTACCAATTCCGCCATTCCTTCAGGTCGTAGCCAGACGCTTCCGGCTACATTGATTGTATATATAATGCAAATATATTTTCACCCTCACGGGTTACTTAACTCTGATTGAGTTGAGCCGGGAAACGGATTCGAACCGCTGACCTCATGTAGAAACATGCGCTCTAACCAACTGGGCTATCCCGGCAGATGCCCGGCGAACCGGGCTAAATAAACATGACAAATACTAAAATTAAGCAATGCAGACCTTCACAGGCTATCCTTATTTTGTTTCCTATCTTCGTAGTATCGAAAACAGATATAATTCACTGATACGACAGTCACCAATACAAAAGCAGCAATAAATTCTTTCTTGCTAACTTCAATGCTATCTATAAGATACAGTGTTGTCCATAAGGCAATGAACATCATGGCATACTGTATCACTTTAATCTTTTTCATTTCTTCCGTTTTTTAGATTTAACTTTCCTTCCCGCACATCGGCAATGAAGTAATACTTGAGCAGCATTACAATGCCACTTGCCGTTTTGGACATTAGTGGGCTTATCACTTTCAATCTTACCCGCTTCTATAAGATTCATCAATTTCTTTTCCCCACCCACATAATACGCAGACTTATCTTTTCCAAACGTTTCTGTAGAAAACAGACGGAGAATATTATCTAGCAATATTTCAGCCATTTCACCTCTGATCATCTCAACAAGCAAGGTAGTTATGCAATTCTGGTTACTATAAACTGCATATTTTTTACATCTGACTTTGTTTTCCAAGCCATTCCTTCAGCTTTTTCTTTATAAAGCCGAGCATTCAATGTATTAGTTACAGACGGTTTCTGAACGATAGGAAATACTTCTATTGCACCAACATCCATACTCCGTAATACATCAATTACGTTACGTCTCTGAATATCCTTTTCCATACAATCTAATTTTAAATTAAACATTGAAGCGATGAGCGGATTCGAACCGCCGACCTCTGCTTGTGGTGCTCTTCCGTTAAGCTAAGAGTATTTCTTGAGAGACTCGAACTCTCAACCATCCACCACACACAGCGCTCTAACCTGCCTGAGCTACATCACCTTTATATACATAAAGCAAATACCTCGATTTGCCGACAAACGTCTAACTGATTTAGTTTTACAACGATACGGCTTGACCATTAACCACAGCATTATATCGTTGAGAAGCCCGCCTACGTCAGTAATCCCTTTCAGCACGTGTCGGCTTCCAAAACACCATTTTACCAATATGTCAAAGAACTCTTCTCTGTTGTTCCCAGTCTCCCTTCAAGGGCAGGCTCAAAGACCGGACTGGGTACCGGATAACCGGCGGTTTGGTTTGACTTTAGTGAGGGTTAGAGAATACTTTGGTTGTTCTTCAAAACTATGTCCATTAAGTTTCGTTGCGATTCAATAAATTTCTTCAAATCATCACATTGGGAAACTTTCTCTCTATAAAATCCACGTTCTGATTCTAAATCTCGTTTGAGTTTTTCATTTTCACCTCTCAAAGAGCTGATCAACGCGTCTCGTTCTTCAATCACAGCTTCATATTTGTCTCGCTGTATTTCTAGTTCGGTTCTTTTATCCATTGTTGTATAATTTGATTAATCTCCGACGTAATGTGCACCGTAATGAGTACTATTTGGGTTGTAGTAAGCGGAAGCGGGAATATTAAGGTTATTATATTCCTTGCTAGGTGTAGCTTTGGCAGTCTTGCTCATAGCTTCATGTCTTTCAGCTAAAAATTTATCAGTTCTTGATTTCACTGCTTCCGGTGAGAAACTTTCTTGGAGTTTTGCAAAGCTCCATGCAGATTTTAAACACTCTGAAAATGTTTTTCCACCCTTCTTGTAATTGCGGTGTGCAGACTTCATTATTTGTGATAAATTGTAGCTCATAATCGTTATTTTTTAATTGGTTTTATCAATCATTTTTTGTATGTTTGTATGATTGATTGATTTATGATGCAAATATAAACGTATTTACGTTAATTACAAAACATAAAACTTGATAAATAATCGTATTTACGTTAATTAACTATTAATATAGATATGGCTGAAACAAGCGTAAACGAAAAAATTAGAGAGATTATCTCTTATTATAAGCTGTCAGACAGGCAGTTTTCCATTAAAATTGGGGTAACCCAATCGGTGATTGGTTCTATGTTTCAAAAAAACACAGAACCTTCCTCTAAAGTAATTAGGCTCACATTAAACGCATTTACGGATATTTCAGCAGATTGGTTACTACGCAATAAAGGTCCAATGCTGATTTCAGATATCAAACCTGATCCAAATATTGAACGCATGGAACGTTTAGTTGATACAATAGCAACCCTTCAGGGGACTATAAATGAGCAGATGAAAACAATTCAACTATTCACTGAAGAGAACCAAAAACTGAAAGGCGAATTAGCTATGTTGAAGAATGAACGTAATATAGGATAAATAAACACATTAACGAATGAAAAAGATACTGTTAATACTAATGCTTTTTACTCCTATTATAACATGGGGACAAAAAAGTGATTTGATTAAATTCTTAGATGCATGTAAGACTTTTGAATTTGAAGAATCTAAAGAAATTATTTCTAAATATTCTTTTAATCTAGGAAATATGTATGATTTACTAAATTATGAAGAGCCAACAGGTATATTATTTGATACAGATACATTAAATATTAAAGGATATAAAGCAATAATTAACTGTAAAATAAAAAACAAAGCAGGACAATATATTGACAAAAAGATGATAGTAGTAATGTATTTGAATAAGGAAAATAGCCTTTGGTGTGTTGAAATGTTCAGGGAAGCAACAGACCCGAATAAAGAATACAAGATATCTAAACAAGATGTAGATTCCGGCAAATTTTACACTAAAAAACAATATGTATATAGAAATCTTGCATATTGGGCAATAAGTTCCGGTAAACTAAATGAAGCTATAAAATACATGAATATATCTGAAGAAGAGGCTGCCAAAGTAAATGATACAAAATTCAACATCGATTCACAAAAAGAGGTATTGAGAAAAATAATTTAATTATTATATGTGCCAAATTAGAACTGCACCACCCAAAGATGAAAGAGAATATCCTTTAGTTATAACGGCTGAAGAAAAGGATAAAGTATTAAATTATATTTTGGTTGTAGCAAACGGGAAAAGAACAGCTAAACTAAATTATAAAGATATACCAGACCTTAGGATCAGTAAAGAACAATATGAAATAGTTTTAGAGGAGTTCAAAAATAGGAGATTTATTGACTATAAAGGATATGGTATTGAATATCTTACGTTGAATTTTGAAATATTCAATTTTGCAGAAAAAGGGGGATTCACTGTTGAAAGAGACTTATATATATTAAGTTTTGATACATTTCAAATGCAGCTAGAACGATTAGAAAAGGAGTTAAGCCCTGATACAGCAGCAAAAGTTGATGATGTTGTCGGAAAAGCCAAAAATATAACTGAACTACTGATAGGGCTCTCTGCTCTAGCTGAAAAAATGAATCTCTAAGATTTATTATCAGGATCAGTTAATAGGAACTCCAATATAGAAGCTGCACGAAGCAGTCTTGAAGCATATAGAGTTGCATCTGCATCCGGGTTGTATTGATAACGCCTAGTCTGAAACTTTTTAAAAGTAACAAAGCCACTAGACATATCATTAGCAAGTGTTTTCAAGCTTGATATAGTTTCTTTTACATTTTGGTCATAAGACATTTTTATACGCATACGAGCGGAATCATCCACTTTTGCACAACACTGGGGATAAAAGGCTGTTGCATTATCTTCTTTAGAAGATTGTTTTTTACTTATCCTTCTTAGGACATTTTTTAATAACGATTTCATAAACGCACTATTTTAGTTTGACAATGCGCAAATATAATATTTAAAGTAATATAAAATATGAAATATAGAAATCTTGATAGTACATAAAACATCAAATGGTCGAATTATAGTCGAACCATAAAAAAAAGCAGGACTATATAATTGATATACAGAATATACAACTAGATTTCCAAAAATGTGTCTAGTTTAGTTTTTGTGTTAAATAGCTCCCTCGTCAGCGGACGAACTAGGGAGCTATTTTTATATTATAAGAATATTATTGCACAAAATATTCATAATTTCCATAACTTTGCAACAATAAAATCTCACATAAATGGAATTTAACGTAGAGGAATTAAAAAGTGCACTTATTGAGAAGTGTAAAAATGAAGGTATCTTGTATGCAATGGTAGCAGTAGACAGGCGAACCAAAGAGATCATTCTTCCTGATACTTTGCAAGGAGCCTTGAAGCACCCGGAGTACTTTGTATGTACTTGTAAAAAAGTAGAAGATAAATACATCGTGGAGGAGATTACAAAAGTGTAACTCTCCTCCGAACTCTTTA